TAACGGTGGCGATTGGCGAAGTAAAAGCCTTGCACTACCGTTGATGTTTAGCACTACACTTGATGGCTTTTATTTTGCCAATTGCCACCGTTAGCGGTTCGTTTTTATTCACTAATAATTAAAATTTAAAATACAATGGGATTAAAAGTTTTCAAAGAATGTTGTAAAAACTGTCTTTTATCAGAAGATAGAATTGTAAGCTCAAAAAGAGCAAAAGAAATTATCAAAGATTGTGCAGAAAATCAAACTCACTTTATATGCCACAAGGCAACAATGAATGGTGACGAAGAAGTTGTTTGCAAAAAGTTCTTTGATACAATTGGCTATAAAAGTCAAATGGTAAGAATAGCACAAAGATTAAATGCTTTGGAATTTGTCGAGCAGTCAGATACTGAAAAGCTACCAACTTTTAAAGAAATGTCAACTCGTCAACGGTCGCTCGTAAAATGACCGCTAACGACGGTTTGTATTGGCGAAGGCAAAGATTAGAATTAGCAATGCTCAATCAGTACAACTGCTCAATAGTATTCCCAAAGTTCAATTTAAGCACTTTTGCTTTGCTTTTGCTAATACATTGTTGTACGCTGTTTTTGGGTTCGTTCAAAATATTTCTCAAATTTCTTTTGAAAAAGTTTGCGAAATCAAAATAAAGTATTATCTTTGTCAAAGATTAGTAATTCAGCTAATTTAAAAAAAATAATAGAGATGTATAAAATTATCAGATTAGAAATGCAAAATGAACTTTGCCAATGGGTTGAAGTTTATAAAGACAATGTTTACCAAAGCAGATTGCTTGTAGGAAAAAATCAAACAGATAAAGAAATTGTATCTGAAATGTTTAATAACTGGGAAATATCTAAAATGTTTTAAAATGGAACTTGTAAAAACAACACCACAATTAGCATATACAATTTTACAAAATGGTAATCGTAAAATTGTAATTGGTAATGGCAAGAAAGTAGGATGGATAAACTTAAATAATAACACCTTATTTGCCAGTTTTAAACTAAATGGCTCAACTCATAATTTAGAAGATGTTGAATTATTTATTTCTGTTCCTGATAACGCAAAAACAGTTTATTGATGGCAAAAAAGAAAGTAAAGTCAAAAGCTGGGGGTAAAAGAATTGGGTCTGGTCGTAAGGGAAAATTTGACGAACATACAAAGCCTGTCGCTTTTAAATGTCCTATTTCAAAGGTAGATGAGTTCAAAGAATATGGTAACACTAAACTTGCAGAGTGGTCTGTAAAATAGCGTACAACGATAGGGCTTTATGCAGGTTGGGAATTGACTTGCTTCTGCTCGGAACTGATGATAAATAAAGAATAAAAAGTAAAATAATTTAATCAAATGTTGAACAAAGGACTACTGCTGGAACTGATGTTTGGATTTGCAATAAAGTTGAGGATTATTCCTTCCGCCCAACTTGCATAAAACCCAATGTTAGCTGCCGTTTTTTGTCCAACGCAAACTAAAGATAAAATGGGTGTAGATACAAAAGCGATACTTCGCAAAGGAACAACAATAGAGCAAATAGAAACTGCAATTTCTGATAAATATACAGATGTCGAAGTTAGGGCTACAATGCCCGATTTTATGTATTTGTCATTTAAAGATGGAAACGATGTTAGACAACTTGCTGTATCTTTTACTAATGCTTGTGAAAGAGACAACAACATTGCAGGTGTTTGGTGTAGTTTAGGAATGTGGGGCAATTCTGTTCAAATACTTCGTTACCTATGTGAAACTTTTGGTGGATATTTAGATGAAAACGATTGTGATGATGAAGGATTTTACCCTATCAATTTTCATCTTTACCAACAAGCAAAAGAATATTCAGAAATGTATTTATTCACAAACAAAGTCATTGCACAGTTAGGGTATAATAACTTGCAAAAAGCGTTAGCACTATTCAATGAATTTAAGGGTCTGTCAAATGGCAGCTAACGGTGATGCTTTGCGAAGTGGCGGACATAGATATTCGTCTGCTCGCAAACTTACTACAGCTAAATTGAAAAACTAAAGAACAGTATTTATTCATCAGCCACCATTTTGCAAAACACTTTGTTGTGTGTCAGGGCGGTTATAAAAAGAACGATTATGGATTACAAAGCAGAACTTGATAAAAGGTTTAAAGAACAAATTGAAGAAAGCGAATGTCCACCACATAGCAAACTTGCTTTTTTGGGTAGCGATATTTTTGACTTTACGACTTACGATGGTGCAATGGATGAACTGTTTGCTAAAAAAATGATTGAGGTAATTGATTGTATTCTTAACGGCAAAACATTTGATTACCAAAATGACGAAGCAAACTATATTAATTATTTGACAATGGTTAATATGCCATTTCTTAACGGCAAACTTGAATGGGGTACTTCTATTCGTGGAGCTTGGTTTGATGAATATGGGCATTATTCAGAGCCACAGCCAACAGTTTATAAAATTGGTTGCGTAGATGATTTAATTATTCCTAAAATTGAGATTAAAGACTTTATGAAACAGCTTGTCGAATGGTCGAAGTCGTAGGGTGGTAGCCTTGCACACAACGATTATGTTTACGCACTTCAATAAATTGAATGATTGTATTTACCTTATAATCAAACAATTAAGAAATTGACCTATATTTAGTTATTATTCAACAAATTGAACTCAAAATAAACAACAAAATACTTGCATTAATAAGAAACTTTCCATACCTTTGTTCTATGAAGAAATATGGCTTAAACATAAAAGAAACACCTACTGTTGATTGGGTGGCAAGATTTGTCAATATGAGTACCTCTTGGGTCTCTTATTACAAGGCAGGATTGATACTGCCTACGAAGGAAAATGATGACCTCTTAGAGAGTGCTTTAATGCACTACAAAGTGATAAGGCACTACGTTGGAAGGATGCTCTTAACAAAGAGTAAGAAGGAGTTGATTGAATTATTTAAAACCTTTTTGAGCGAGAAATGACGGCAAAGGAAATACTATTAGACGAATTGAACGAACAAGTACACCCTGTACAAGTTGAAGAAGTTATTTTTTGGGCGTTAGGTTTGTATGCTAACACTCAACACAAAGCACAATGGGGTACAATAGTGGCAGCGACTATAAGGGATAGGATAATTAGTGAATCATCTGAATTTGAAAAAGAATGACAACCAAAGAACAACAAGAACTAACCAATATGGCTATTAGTTACGATAGTCTTAGTCCTACGTTAAAACAAATATTTGTTAGTCAGATAGGGTATATGCCATCAGTAAAAATGGAGTGCGAGATAACTAAAGAAGGTTATTTAAGAGTTCCCGAAACAATACAAAACACATCAAACGCAAGTAGCCATGTAGGGTTATTGGAAGAGGAAAGTAAAGAGATGGTCGAGGTGTCAAAAGATGGACTTATTGAGAATAATGTCAAGACGTTTGTTTATGATGGAGAGGTTAAAATTGAAACAATAAGCGATAAAGCGTGGTAATATGTGGACAATAGGACAAGACATAGTTTGTATTAAAACACACTCTCAAGGTGGAGTTAAAGAAGGGAAAGTGTACAGTATAAAAGCATTAAGGAAAGTTTGTTGTACTGTTCAAATTCATGTTGGAAAGTTTTCAGATAAAAGAAATGCAGTTTGTAGTTGTGGCAAAAAAGAACTTAGTAATGGTTTGTTTTGGTTTTGTGAAACACTATTTAAGCCCCTTGACGAACTATCCGACATTTCAGAAATATTAGAACATTTAGAACAGGAGAACTTTGAAAAAGTGTAAAATACACCTTTCACTTTGTAAAATAATTAACTTTTAAACGATGAAAATAGAGATTGTTGGCAAAAGTGCCTTTTTGGTAGAGTGTTTTGGTGACAATGGTGGATAGTTAGAAATTGTTTTAGCTGATGATGAAAAAGTTGCCGTAAACAAGTGTAGGCATATTTATAGTGAGTACCATAAAAATTTCAAAGCCAACATTAAGATTAGTTTTGACTCTTATATTGAATAATGGCAAAAAAGTGTAAAATATGTAAACAACCCTTTATTGCTATATACTCAACCCTTCAACCCACTTGCACCGAACCGAAATGTATTATTGAATATGGTCGTCAGGTAAGGGAAAAGAAAGAGGCGAAGGAGTGGAGCAAGAGAAAGGGTGTTATGAAGTTTGAAAATCACTCAAACAATAGTTACCGTTCATCCATAATCCAGCCAATAATAAATGAAATAGCAAGATTAATAGACTATGGATTGCCGTGTATTAGTTCTGGAACACTTGGAAAGGGTCAAGGTGGACACTATATCAGTACATCTGCAAATAATTCAATATCTTTAAACCTCCACAATATTCATATCCAGAGTTACCACTCGAACGTTGAATTATCTGGTGACGAATCAAGGTATAGGTTGGGGCTAATAAAGTGGTATGGAAACGATTATTTTGAGTATATAGAGGGTTTAAGGCACGTAAAAGGTGTAGACCTAAGCAAGCAACGATTAAGCGAATTAAAGCCCCTTATAAGCCAAATAAGAAACGACCTAAAGCGTAATCCAATAAAGCGAACTCCACAAGAAAGGATAGCTTTAAGAAACGAAATAAACGAAAGGATAGGTATTTATCAAGATATATTTATAAATTAAACAATTAACAAAATGAATACATTAAATAGAAAGTCATATGGTGCTATCTATGTGGACACAGAAGAGAATATAGAAAAAGTAAAAGAAATCATCAAAGAGATAGATGAATTTGAATTTAGCTATTTGCCAAATAATTTAATAATGCCATTTGACCACTACCCAAATGTTCAATACACGCATAAGTTTTGCGATTTAGATATGGATAAACTTACCGCCACTTGTTGGAATAGAGGTATAAAGATTTGGGTTTTTAACGCAAGGCAAGAATACCCTGAAAATTTAATAGTTAGAAAATGAAACTAAACCAACAAGCAACCCTTATCCATTCCTTAGGTCTTTGGTTGTAAGAAAACCAAAAAGGCAAAGTCCTTACAAAAGAAAAAGAACAAAAGATAATACAAGATTGGGGCATAACTGAAAAGACCTTTTCAAGAGTATTTGGAGATTACCGCAAGACTACTCCTTTAAGTGAAAAGAAAATACCTCACAACAAAGGGAAGAACCAAGGAAAGAGGGTGAGAGACATTCAGACTGGCGTAGAATATAGGTCAATCCAAGAGTGTGCGGATAAGACTAATCAAAAGGTTTATATCTTAGAACAAAGACTTTGTTCTGGCAAGAGTGAAAGATTTGAATTTGTTGTATAGTGTTTGTCTTTTACCAATCATGGGTTATGTGTTGTTTTTTTTAAACTTAATTTAAAAACGAATTTATGAATACTGAACACTTCAAAAAATTAGAACTTAAAAACCTTGAACAAAGAGTTTATCAGTTAAGACGTGAAATGGAAGAAGAGTTCGATAACAATTAGTGTGTAGTATTACCGCTAATGAACAGGGCTTGCCGCAGGTAGGGAATTTGAAAAACAAAAATTGAATAACAAATGAAGCAAAACAGTATTACAAATGTTGAGGATTTAGGTGTCAGCCCTACTTGCGGCAAGCCCCTTGTTAGTGGCAATACGGTTAAAGAAACGAAACTTGATGTCGAGATGAAAACAACTCATCAAATATGGAACAAGTTTTCAAATTGGATGGTAAAAACCTTTGGTAAGGATTTACACGGTGAATGGAAATTTATAGAAGGAACTGGTGCAAATGGTAAAAAGTTTAAAATCAAATATCGTTCTTTTAATGACTTGGAATTAAGTAGAAGATTGGTTGGATATGAAGCAATGTGTAAAGTTGAAAAGTTTATAAAAAGATGTTGTCCTGAAATAAAAATAATCAGATGTCATGATAGTATTTGTGCAGGTTCGGATATTCTATTAATTCCGCATCTAAATCACGGAATCACTGTAATATTTATACCACAATGTACAACTGTCCAAAATCAATTTTTTCTTTATAAAAATCATCATAAAGAATTGGTAAAGGCATTAAAAGAAATGGAAACTGTTTATAGTAAGGATGATTGGTAGTATTGCCACTAACGGTAGTAGGCTTGTAGCTGAAAGGGATATATATAGCCGAAAGCCTGATGAAGTTAGAAAGCGAATTGTAGAATTACTTGGCGACCTTCCAAAAGTTGAATTGTTTTGTAGAACGCCAAAAGAAGGGTGGGATATTTGGGGCAATGAAGTAGAGAGTAATATCAATTTAGAAACGTCTGCTAACAATGGCAGGTAACGAACAGGGCTTTGTGTCTGTTGCGGAAATAGAATTACCGCAGTTCAAACCACAGATGCAGCCCAATTGAAAAACAAAAGTTGAAATTAAGAACGTCAAGCCGCAATAGCACAAAACCCCTTGTTGGTGGCTGTGCATTCGTCTTGGTACAAAATAAAAGCAATGAAAAATCTTTTAAACTGCCATAGTATTGGATTGCATTCATTCCCAATTTCATTTGAGAATGGGCTTTACAAACGCATTTTTTATGCTGACACAAACCATTGTATGTGGAAGCCTATTGAAGTTGCAATTCATCCACACCACGTTGATATAAAAATTACTGTGTTGGAAGGCGAATTGTTTAACCCACTTTATGAAGTAAATAAAGAAGGTGAACTGGTAAAGAAATTTCAATGGGTTAGTCATATTCTTAATGGCAAAGGTGGTTTTGAATATTTAGGTGATGAAAGAATAAAGCAACTATCAAATAAAAGTTACAAAGCTGGCGAAGTGGTAATAATGAAGGCTTGTGAATTACACACAGTTCAAATTGAGAAAGGTAAGATTTGCGTTTGGTTAATTGAGGAAACAATACCAACCTGCGATTATTTCCCTATCAATTATTCGCCTTACGATTTATCAAATTGGAATGCTGATGGACTTTATTTAGAGGTTGATGAAACTGTCAAACAAAAGTATGTTGGCAAATACTTGGGGTGTGTCCCTGCATAGCCACCAACGACAAATATTTAAGAATAAGGGGAATCGAAGCACTTCTGTTTGGAGTAGCTACCCAATGTTTAAAAAAGATAGAATAGGCGTTGAAAATACTATTGATAACGATTATTGGAATGTTCGTATTTTGGAAACAGAAGAAACGTCTTTTTTTGTCAAAGAAATTAGGTATGTCCATGAGTTGCAAAATGCTTTCTTTTTCATAACAGACTTAGAATTGCAACGTATCTCGTAGCATGACGCACAACAATCTTATTTACGCACTTCAATAAATTGAATACATATAATAAACTATTTATCAATATGTTACAAAAGATACAACAAAGATTACACGATATTATAAGTAGTGGCGAGTTAGAAAATTCTGAAATAATTCAACTTATTGAACAACTTGGTAGTTATTTGAATATTCAGACTATTGCATAAAAAGCAAAATCTTTAGGTGTAGATTATAATTGTGTAAAAATGTCTAATATTGAAAAAGTAGATTTGTTCGGTGTAAAATTTGTGATAGATAATGATTAAAGACCAAACCTTAACCCAAGAACAATCTAATGAATTTAAACTAAATAGTCTTGGGTATTACTGCAAAGTCCGTAGCGTTTGGAATAGGGCAAGGAATAAATCAGACTACTCTTTTGATATAATCCAATATAACAACGACCAAGAGGTTGTAATTCAGAAAGGAACAAAGGTGTTCCCTTTGCCCGAACACGAAGCAATAAAAAAGAGAAACGAAATAATAAATTTTTACTTAAAAAAGATACAAAATGAAATCAATTAACGAATTAGCAAAAGAAGTTTACGAAAACGCAAAATCTAAAGGTTGGTATAATAATGGCGGGGGAACTAATATTGGAGAAAAGATAGCGCTTATTCATTCTGAATTATCAGAGGCACTTGAAGCTGATAGAAAAAACAGATATGCTAAAGTTTCAGAACTTGAAGGTACTTTGAATTGGGGAGATAATAGCCCTGCATCATTTAAACTTTCATTTGAAAGAACAATTAAGGATACGTTTCAAGACGAAATTGCTGATGTTGTAATTAGATGCTTTGATATGTCTGTTCATTTAGGTTTTGACCTTGAAAAGCATATTGAGGCTAAAATGAGATACAATTCTTTAAGACCACAAATGCACGGTGGTAAAAAATATTGAAAAATAATCAACAAAATATTTGGAAAGTTTCTTATTAGTATTTACCTTTGACATATCAAAATAAGATTAACAAAATGAAAATAACAACACAAGAACAAAGAGACAAAATAGAAAAAATTCTTACTTTGGAGTTGGTTAAGAGAGGTATAAATGCAGTCCTTTTCACTAAGGAAGATAACGAGAAAATAAGGATAAGTTCTACAAAATTTCAAACAAGTCCAGTTCTTTTTGAAGAGATTAGTATTGTTGATTTTGGTTCTTGGATAATTAAAAAAGAAAAATATATAGAGGTTATAATAACTGTAAACGCTTGGTATAAACATTTTGATGGCGGCAATAATAGTTGTACTCTTTTTACCGCAACTATAAGATGTTTTGGAGAAAGTGTAAAGTTAGTTAATGTCGTTTAAGATTAAGGATTGTAACATGGAAAGCAAAATACTCTGTGATTGTATCTACAAGTAGCAGAGCCAGACGGTGGAATCCGTAGAAAGTACATTGAAAATATATGGGGGAGTGATGAAATTGGAAGACATACCTATCATGCGTGGTAGGTGGTAAGGGCAATAATAAGCGTAGTGGAAGTAGTGGGCTTGCAATCCATTTCAAAAGGTTCAGACTGAAAGAAGCTATTAATAGAAATGACCCAAAAGTAAGTAACATGGAAGTACGTAATGAAGTGCGAAAGCTCCGTAGAGGTTCAAATCCTCTTTTCCCCACGATTGTCAACACGTTCGCTTCGTGTTGAAATTGTCGGATAACGTGCGGCCTTGTGCAGTAACAAAAGAGACACCGACTGGAAGGAAAGTCCACAACTAAACCTGCTTAGCCTTTGAACCGTAAAGGCACTTTTTAAAACATCAAATCAAGTCAGCCATACGTTCTTGCAAACCGTAAAATGGCTGATACGATAAACCACTCGAAAGGGTGGCAAATGCTGAAAAGTAATAAAGTAATTTGAAATATTAAAAAGGGTACTATACGCATGATGTCGTCAGTGTTAACCAGTCTTAGGAAGTTAGACCCTTTTTAAAAGCATTTTAAGGTTGAATAGTTGGTTAATGCTTACTTCTAACTTTGTTGGATTTAAGCACTTATTTCCGAAAGGGAAAGTATAGTTCTTTGTATTGAGTGGATTTATAATGGCCTTGTAGTTTAATGGTAAAACGTAGGTGATTGGGTTTTACTCCCACACCTTGTCATGGCACATCGAAAGTGTCCAAGGTCGCCAAATTTATTTTACTAACCGAGGGTATAGGACATTGCCTCGAGGCGTGGAATAAATTCTTTTTATGGGTTTTATTCAGTCAGGATTGGAGTAGGTTATACTTACTCCAACTTATTTAAAACGATTATTAATTTTTAAACAAAATAACAAAATGAAGAAAGATTTAAGAGATGAAGTTGCACTGGTAATCCTTTCGGGTTTAATGAGAAAAAACGGTTACGTTATTAGTAGTATTTGGTTCAGGTTATCAAAGTTCCTTGGGTTTAATTTTATTGCTAAAAAGGGGGAAAGAAAAATTTATTGGAACTATGATAACATTGCTAAAACTGCCTATGAATTTGCTGATATTTTCTTACAATATAAAAACAAAACAGAATGAAACGATTATTAACATGGATTACAGGCATGGTCATATTGTTAGTTGGTGCAAGCTTGCTCAATGTCACAATTAATCACTATGAAGAAATAAGGTGGTGGTGGGTGATTATAGATACTATCTTTGGAATATATTTGATTGTTTGTGGTGGAAACTTAATATATGATTCAATAAAATGATACGATTCTTAACCTACCTATCAGCTACACTACTAATATTAGTCGTAGTTACACTATGTCACGCCTTCATAATGTACCTAATCAATCATCCTACACCCTTTAAAATAACCGTATGGATAGTTGTTATCATTTTCTTTTTTAAGTGCCTTAAAATGGCTGTAAAGGGTGTATTACAAAGTGATTGGTTAGATAAAACTTTTAAATCAAAATCAATAGAGGAATGAGTGAACTCAAAGAACTTGAAGCAAAAATAAGGCAGTCGATTCCAGAATTAAAAGAGGAATATGAAGCTTTTGAAGATAGCTCTATTGACCGAGATATGATTACGCCTATTATGTTGAATCATGTTTTGGATTACTTACCAATAATGGGTTATGATTTTAATTATATAGGAATAACAGAAAGCGAATTCAAGGCAGTAGGAAATGTGTATTTTAATGAAGATTTTTGTTTTACTTGGAATCTCAAATCAGCCTACCTCAAAGACCAGTCAGAGGAATTAATCACCTTCTTAAATGAACTGAAATGAGAGTTGGAGAGATTAAACAAGCTATACAAGAATTGGCAGATGAAAATTTTTCCTTACGCCAAAAGCTATATGATGCCAAGTTTATGTTTTATAGGTTACAAAAGAATAATTTTACTTACGCATTAGGTGAAGATGAAATAACTTTTGTCAATAGTCACGACCTTATTTGGGATAACGAAACAAAGGATATAGTTTGGGTTAAACAAATATTGCGACAAGAAAAACGCTTGTGAAATGTGTAAATTAAAATAAATATGAACTACGTAAAAATTGGATTAGAAGAATACGAGAGGCTTAAAAAGAGCCATGATGCTTTAAGGGCGAAGAAGGTACTTTCTGTAAGTTACACTGGTATGTTTGCTTGGAATACGCGAGTGCAAGATTATTATACAGAATCAGAGGTTATTGCTGAACTAACCAAAAGGGTGAACGAATTAGAGGGCACCAATAATGAGTTAAGGGCAGAACTAAACAAACCCAAAGTTGAGGTGAAAAGTAAGAGTTTTTGGGATTTTTTAAAAAATATTTAAAGCCTTACTTGTTTAAGTGAAAAATAAGTATTTAGTTTGTGGTATCGAAACAACGCTGTAGGAAGCTTAGTTATTGAGTGTTAGAAAATCTTATATTGAATTTTTATACCCGATTTCGCACTTCCTACCGAATAGGGTAAGCTATAAGCAAAGACCCTCGTTGTTAATTCATCGAGGGATTTTTGTTTTAGTACCAATGATACGAATTTATTTAAGACATCTTGATATTCTGCTAAAGTCCGATAATCGGTCAAGAATCTTTTTGTCTTATCTAAAAATAAGGTACACTTCAAAAGGTCACTGTGGTGGCTTTAATTTACAAGACCTTGCCTTATCCCTTCAAGTTTCAGATACAACCGCCAGAAAGGCTTTAAAAAGGCTTATAGACTACGGTTACGTATCACCAGTAAAGAAAGGGCTTTATAAAGTAAATAGTTTTAAGTCTTTAGTGGGAGATAACCTCCACGAGAAATTCTTTAAACTAACAACCGAGCAACTGTTTTCTTACTCTTGGAGAAACATTAGCCACTTTAGGGCAATGTTAGTAGAGTTAAGAATCCAACAAAACAGGAATATTAGAAAGAAATTAAGAAAGGGTTACACGATAACTGACAGACACGGAGTAAGGGAAAAGATAAGGAGTCAAAGCAATAAAGAATTTGATACCCTCGTAGCTTCAACCTATACTTCCAAGTTAGTAAATAAATCGTATAGCACTTGTTTAAGATATAGAAACAAACAATGGTTAGTGACTTATAGTAAAAGAGACATTCAAGTATTTAAGAATAGCTCTGACACTGTTAATACCAATTTTTCTCTTGGAAAAGAGTTTACTTTTGGGTCTTCCCTTGTTTTTGTTCCTATTTCAACAAGATTTGGGAAGGTAATATTAAACGGCTATTGAGTTCTTTAAATACTATGGTCAAAAGGTTAAATAAGGGTTAAAAAATGAAATTAACGATAAAACAAAATGAAAAGAATTAAGAGAGCATTATTTGAATTATTCAGAGACGAGATTCTAAACTTCGTTGGACATCACAAATTCGTTGGACATCACAAACACGTTACCGAGGTTGTAAGGGTAGAACAGAACATAAAGTTTACCGAAATAAGGGCAGAAATACGTCTTGAAGAAAGTGAAAAAAACAGTTACCCAAGGCCTCCTGAAATAGTATATGAAGAAGCATTAAGGCATACGAAAGAAAGATTATTTGAAAGGGTAATGGAACACGTACAAGTTGATACAAGGTCAATAGTAGATGAGTTTCCGAGGGAAGGTAGAATAATTAAATTGAGCCTATACGTAGGTCAAAAACAATAAAACAAAATGAATAAGTATAACTTCAATAATGTAACCATAAACGCTGAAAAGGTTATATTCACGGAAAGCCCTTTTAGTTGGAAGAAAGCAAACGTTGTTTTACTTAAAGGAATATCAGAATATCACTACAAATGTGAAAAGACTGGTGCTTTTATGTGCAAGGAGTATAAAGAAGGTGGAGGCTTAAAAAGCATAACCTACGCAATACCAGATTCGGAGGATTACAACATCAAGACAGAAGAAGAATTGATAATGAAAATATTTGGTATTAAACAATGAAAACATTGGCCTACATAATACGCGTATTCAAAACCCTACCTCTTATAGTAGAGTTAGAAATACAAAACTTCACCGAACGCTTAAAGAAGTTTAGTGAGGTAGAAAAACGAGCTAAAGAAAAGCAAGAAATTATTCAGTTGATAAGAACCCTTGACTTAACAAAAGACGAAGTTAAGGTGGCACTAAATGAAGCCGTAGAGGGCAACTACAAAGGAGTAATTCAATCTTTAGTTCAATACATTCAAAAATATTCAAAATAACATTAGGAAATTAAGAAGAAAGTTATTAGTTTTGTGTATTAAAATTTAACAAAAATGTGGAAAATAATTTTTATTTTGGTGATTTGGTTTGTAGTAATTTTATTTATGATTAAACAATATCGCGATGACAAGATATATGTAAACAAGCCAAAATGGCTTATTTATTTTACTTGGTCTATTATGTTTTTGATTGGATGTGGTGGGTCATATTTTATAGCAGTAAACTGAAAAAAAAACAATAACAAAAATGAAAAAATACGAAGTATCAGAAGAATTTATCAAAGAAGCGTTTGGGGCAGCGTGTGAAACGTGGAAAGGAAAGATTAAAAAAGAGTTTCCTGGATTGTTTAAGGTGAAACCTATTGTTGGTAAATGGGTAAAAGGAAATAATAGCACTTTTATGGGTGTTATTTTGGATGAAGAATTTTCTTCAAACATGAATGGCTATGGTGTTAATTTCCTTGGAAATTGGGTTGATAGATTGGATTTGTATGGCGATAATTGGAGTAACTTTACCTTAGCCACCAAAAAAGAAATAGAAACAATGCTATGGAAGGAAGCGGAGAAGAGGGGCATTGGGAAGGATACAAAGATTGTAAGGTCACCAACCCAGATTGGAGATAAGTGCATCAATGATGGCCTTATGATAGTTGGATATGATATTGATTCTGATGAGCTTTGGAACAAGAATGGGTGCATCTATAAGCAAGGCAAATGGTCGACACCTCTCAACGAAAACAAAGAAATTCAAGAAAAGATAGACTCCCTTCAAAAGCAATTAGACGAACTTAAATTAAAGGTAAAATGAAACCAGTAAAAAAGTGGAACAACACAGTAATTGAAGTTCTCAATAAAGAACACGGAAAGAAAGTAATTGAGTGGTGGAAGGAGCAAGGGGTGGATACTGGTAGTATGCAGGGTATCGCAACTAGAGCAGATAGAAACGATTATACTTATTATGGTTTAATTAATGGAAACTTTTTAAATTACACAAAAGAAACTGTTGATACTCGAAACGCCAAAATAATAACTCTCCCTGAACCATTCCCTGAAAAGTGGTATATGGTGTGTACAGAAGAAAATCAAGAGTTGGCGAATGAGTGGAGAAAGAGTGTGGCGAAGCAATATGAAGACTACACCGTACCGATTGGCTTTTCTTTTCTTTCAAAACATTTTACCGATAAATCTTTTTATTATACTAAAAACCTTAGTAAGGAATATGATAAGAAATATATTGACTACTCTCCTATCACTTTCGAACAATTCAAAGAACACGTATTAAAACAACAAAAACAATCAAACAAAATGAAAATAACACCAGAGCAAGCCCAACAAATTATTGATATGGTAAGCCCAAGTTGCAAGTGGAAAGAAAGACTACTTGACTTGTGGGCAAAAAACATCGTTTTAAAGCAAGAAATTAACGTGGACGATAGTTTGTATAAGGAAGGATACAAAGATGCGTCAGAGAGCCAGAAAAAGGTGTTAGATGGGATATTTTGTAGGAGTAAGGAGGTCAAAGTTCCAGATATTAATTTAAGTGGTTTCTTGTGTGACAGAGGTGCTGGCGAGTACGATGGTATTGCTTTTTATCTTAGTGAAGATTACAATTGGGAAATTAAAAAAGATTCTTATGGTTACTTATGCTTAATCCCAACGAACAAATAACCCTACTCCTTGAAAAGATAAAGGAAAAAGAAAACTCACAAGACAAGTTGGACTTGTGGTTGGTAGTCCATTGGCAGAAACAAATATTGATTTTAAAAGAACAAATGAAATGACACCAGAAAACATAGCCCAATGGGTAATAGACAATAGATACCCAAAATCAGAGCAAGACAAAGTAAGTGACCACGAAATGTATCACTTTGTTTTAAGTGAGATTGTTTTGCTTTTAAATAAAGAAAAGTCTCATGAAGGACAAATGAAACTATGTAGTAATTGTAAGTACCTAAATAATCCAGAAGGAGAAGAGCCATGTAAAACCTGTTTAAATTACGCTGAATACATAAACCATGAATGGGCATGAAATACGACCTATCAAATAGTTTAGACAAGCAAAAAGCAATAACGGCTTTTAAGAACCATTTAGAGAAAGGGAGTAAGGTTGAATTAAAAAAAATAAACCCCGCAAGGTCGTTGAATCAAAATTCTTACTTACACGTCTGCCTAAGTCTTGCAGCGATACACTTTGGATATACTTTAAGTGAAATGAAGGTGGTATATAAGCGTAAGGCAAATATGTTTTACGAAAAGTTTGGCGAAGAATTTATGATGTCAACGGCAGAATTAAAAACAGATGAAATGACTGGCTTTATTGACTTAATAAGAACTCACAATGGTAAAGAAGGAAATTACATACCAACGAGCGAAGAGTATTTATCTAATAAATTCAGTATCGACCGAGAAATAGAACAACACAAAGAATTTTTAAATTAAATTAGGAAAATATTAAATAAGGTATTAATAATGAATTATTAAACAATTAAAATATGCAAAGAATATACCACCACTATGAATTGTGGGAATGCTGGAAAAATGGTTTTTGGGATTCAGCTTCTGGGACTGATAAAAAAGATAAGATACAAAAAGTTGTAGATTTGTTTTCCGACCCACAAAATACAACTATCTATATGAATCGTGTAATCAAAGAATGCCCTTACGCTTGTGAGCAAAACTTATCTAATGATAACATGAATAAAGTAGCATGGCTTGGGCAAGCTGCCTGCTGTTTATTGGATAAAATACCTTCTTCTGTTACTATGGAAGCATGGAGTTTAGTACCTGATGAATTTAAAACAATAGCTAACAATATAGCTGAATCAATAATAAAAGAGTGGGAGGAAAATTATGAGTAAGAAATTATTAGGAATAAATGTACTAACAGCTTCACAAGAAAGGATAAGTTACTGTTTCGACCACTACGAAAGACTTTATATTTCTTTTAGTGGCGGAAAGGATTCTACAGCAATGTTGCACTTAGTTGCAAGTGAGGCTAAGAAAAGAAACGTAAAAATTGGATTGTTGTTTATAGATTGGGAGTGTCAATTTAAAATAACAATTGACCATATAAAAGAGGTTATTGCTTTGTACCAAGATAACTTAGAAGTGTATTGGACACAATTCCCAATAATGACAAATAATTCAACATCTATGATTGAGCCTACATGGCAATCATTTGATGAACAAAAGAAAGATTTATGGACACGGGATAAAGAATTAACAGGAACAATAAAAGACGGTTACTATTTTGACTTTTATTTTGATGGTATAACATTTGAGGAATTTGTAGAGTTGTTTGGTATATGGTATTCACAAGGAAAACAAACGGCTTGTTTTGTTGGGATAAGGACACAGGAATCGTTAAATCGTTTTAGGGCAATATCTAAGCAAGACCGATTCAATGACAACGGTAAAAAGTTTACCACTAAAATATCTGAATACGTGTGGAATGTTTATCCAATTTACGATTGGTTGGTAGATGACATTTGGCACTTCTACTATGTGACTAAAAACAAGTACAATGAAGTTTACGACAGAATGCACTTGGCAGGACTTAAACCTTCACAAATGAGAATAGATGAACCATTTGGAGAAGAAGCAAGAAAGAATCTTTGGATTTATCACATTTTAGAGCCTTCTACGTGGACAAAAATAGTAGCAAGGATGAATGGTGTAAATAGTGGTGCCTTATATTCACAAGAGCGTGGCAATGTGTTTGGAAATATAAAAGTGTCCTTGCCAGAAAATCACACGTGGGAGTCCTTTTGTAAGCATATTTTAAATACAATACCACCAAAGGTTTCAGAGCATTACAAAAATAAGATTGCGGTTTATCTAAAATGGTATAAAGATAGGGGTTATCCGAATGGTATACCAGACCAAGGATACTACCCTTTAGAGCAAAAAGGGAAAATACCAGCATGGAGACAAATTGCAAAAGCATTACTTAGGAACGACTATTGGTGTCGTGGTTTAGGTTTTGGAATAACGAAATCATCAGCTTATGAAAAGTATTTAAAACTAATGAAGAAAAGAAGAAATGAATGGAAGATACTTGAAGACGCAAAATAAAAGTGAAATAATAGAGTTATTGAAAAACTTTGCACTAAATAAAGAAGTTTGGAAAGAACTTAATGAATCTATATTTTATCACGATAATTGTGTAGTAAATGCCTACATTGAGGGTGAAAAATGTATTGCATTTTCACTTGTAAAAGATAATAAATTACACTATCTTTATGTAAGCAAAAGCCACAGAAGAAAAGGTATTGCATCTAATTTGATTAATGACTTACCAAGTGGAACTACCGCAATTATAAATAACGATATTAAACAGTTTTACAAAAACAATAACTTTGGAATAACACCATTTACTAAAAAATACTCAAAAGCAATTAAACAATGAATCAATTAGAAATTACATTTGACAAAAAAGACGTACTATTAGACATTGAATCAGATTTGAAACAAATATCTGATATAGGCCAAAAGGTTGAATATATTAATAAAATAAAGTCATTACTGCACAAGTATAGCCCCTTTAACGCAGAGCCAGTAGATTGTGTGTTATGGGTAAAAAATACAGACGTTTACGCTAACGACTACAACCCTAATAGCGTTGCACCACCTGAAATGGAACTATTAAGGCTTTCAATTGCTGCGGATGGTTACACTCAACCAATTGTAACAATGAACTCCGAGAACGGGAGAGAGGTAATAGATGGATTCCACAGAAACAGGGTAGGTAAAGAGTGTTCTGATATCCAAGCAAAAGTTCATGGATATTTACCTGTTGTTACAATAAATACAGATAGAACAGACAAGGCAGACAGAATGGCTTCTACTGTAAGACACAACAGAGCAAGGGGTAAGCATAGCGTAACTTCAATGAGTGATATTGTAGTAGAGCTTAAAAGAAGGAATTGGAGTGATGAAAAGATAGCAAAACATTTAGGCATGGATTCTGATGAAGTATTAAGACTTGCACAAATAACGGGACTTGCAGACTTATTTGCTAATCATTCATTTTCAGAAGCATGGGAGGCAGATGTTTTAGAGATAGAAGATGAAATACAGTAAGGATGGAGTAGTAGAGTTTAATCCAAAGTATCACACTTATACAAATTTAGTAACTGGCAAAAGATTAACGTCAGTTACTACTTTTTTAAAGAGCTTTGAAAATGTTTTTGATAGTGACTTCTTCTCAAAGAAAATAGCAAAGAAAAGAGGTATAACACAAGAACAAGTTTTAAAGGAGTGGAAAGACAAAGCGGATTTATCTTGTAAGATTGGAACAGATTGCCACTACATAGTAGAACACTTTATTTTGCATGGAGAAATACTAACACCCAAAAACCAAAAAGAAGAAACAATTGTTAAGTATATAAATGATTTTTTAGTCACTAAAAGAGTTATACCAAAAGAAACTGAATACATAGTTTATAATGACCACTTAGCAGGTCAAGTAGACTTTATAGCAGAAAGTGACGGACTATTTATTAAGGACTTTAAAACCAACGAGAAAATAGAAACATACTCTTATGGTAAATATATGCTTAATGAGTTCTCAATGTTCCCTGATAGTAACTTTTATAAGTATTCACTACAATTAGATATTTACGAAAAGTTAATAAAAGAACCAATAAAAGGTAAGTTTATAATTCACATCAAAGAAAATGAGTATCTATTTTACAAGTGTGAAGAAATGCTAAAAGGTATAGATTTAGATTTTTTGTGTAAAAAGTATTTAAGTTAACTGTAAATAGTTAATTTTGTAAACTTTAACAAGGAAAAGATTATGGCAGCACCATTAGAAAACCAATTCTATCTCCTTAGGGTAAGGAGTGGAAGGCCCCCAGAGTACACCCCCGAGCAACTCTTACAAAGGGCAAATGAATATTTTGAGTGGGTAGAGCAAAATCCATTTAAAGAAGAAGTTATATTTCATTCACAAGGATTAATCACAAAAGATTATGTCACAAAGAATCGCCCTTTGACGTTGGAAGGGTTTTGTATTTATGCTAATATTGTAAAAAAGACCTTTTGGAATTACGAAAGAGAAAAAGATTTTTTACAAGTCACATCGTATATACGTGAAACAATAGAAAATCAGCAATTGGAATTAGCCTCCGCAGGATTCTTAAATGCTAATATAATAGCACGCAAATTAGGACTTTCTGACAAATCAGAAGTAAAAGTGACACAAGAACAACCACTGTTTGGAGATGAAGGTTAAGGCGGTTGAAGGTTTTACTTTTACTACTGCAATAAAGAAGCTAAGGCAATTAAAAAAAAGAGTCAAAAAAGTGCCTGGTGGAACAAGTGCAGGAAAAACCTTTGGAATACTCCCAATACTTATAGACACGGCAATAAAGAAATCACAACTTGAGATATCAGTAGTATCAGAATCTATACCTCATCTAAAGAGAGGTGCAATAAAGGATTTCAAAAAGATAATGCGTTCAACGGGTCGTTGGCGTTCTGATGGTTGGCATGGGACAGACCTTAGATATACATTTGCAAATGAATCTTATATAGAGTTCTTTTCGGCAGACCAAGAAGACAAGGTACGTGGGCCACGAAGGAATATCCTTTACATAAACGAGTGTAATAATATATCATTTGAAACCTACCACCAATTAGCCATAAGGACAGATATTGAGATTTGGTTAGACTATAACCCTACACATGAATTTTGGATACATACAGAGTTGGAAGACGATGAGGATACAGAGACCTTAATATTAACTTACAAAGACAATGAAGCACTTTCGGAGTCGATAGTAAAAGAAATAGAGAAATCTCTTGCAAAGGGTTTCCATAACCCGACAGCGGTTGACCTATTTAATGACAAGAATATAAAATCAAAATATTGGTCTAACTGGTGGAAAGTTTATGGCTTAGGTTTAGTAGGTAATCTTGAAGGTGTTATATTCAACAATTGGTCACAGATTGATTCTATACCACAAGAAGCAAAGTTGTTTTCTTATGGTATGGACTTTGGATTCACAAACGACCCGACAACATTAGTAGCCGTTTACAAGTATGAAAACAAGTTGGTTGTTGATGAATTAATTTATCAAACAAAATTGTTAAACTCCGATATAATTAAACTTTGCAAGGAGCTGACAGATGGTCAAACTTATATCGTTGCTGATAGTGCCGAGCCCAAAAGTATCCAAGAGATAAGTAATGCAGGAATAAGAATTAAAGCAGCAGAAAAGGGTAAAGATTCAATTAACCATGGAATAGACCTTTTACAACAATATGAACTACTAATAACAAGTAGAAGTACCAATCTAATAAAGGAACTAAGAAACTATACATGGGATGTTGATAAGCAAGGGAACAAGTTGAACAAACCGATAGACGATTGGAATCACGCGATAGATTCATTGAGGTATAGTGTTGAAGGGTTACATAAACCAAAATTTGAATGGTGGGTAGGGTAAAAGCATTTAAACAATAATTTTGTTATTTGCAAATAAATTTTAGATATTTGTAGTTTAAAATTTGCATTTCTAAAATTATATTATAATGGGTGCTTTAGAGTGGTTAGGGTTTGGTGTAAAAAAGAAGTCTATACAGGTACAAGACCAACAAACAATCAGGTTAGTTTTTAATGGTGAATTGGGGGGTTACAGACCCTTAGTATATTTTTCTGATAACACAGAGACTTATATTGAAAAGGGATTCTTGGGAAACCACGTTGTTTTCACTATAACCGATTGGGTTGGTCGTAAGATGGCAAGTATAGACCCTTTAGTTTACAAGATAAAAAGCAAGAAAGACGCTAAGAAATACAATCTATTTCAAAAGAACTTTAACCCTCATAATTCTATAAGGATAGCCCAACTCAAAAAGAAAGCCTTTGATGTAGAGGAAATAGAAGGAGAACACCCTTTGAAATCTGTTTTAGAAAGGCCTAATCCGTTTCAGACATGGGATGAGTTTATTTATGGCTACTTAGTTTATAAGAAGTTTACTGGCAGGTGCTACATTAAAGGGGTGAAGGTTGAAAACTCAACCAGAACAAAAGGTTATCAAGAACTTTATCTTTTGCCTTCTCAATACATTGAAGCTGTTTCTGGCGAAGGTAGTACCGTAATATCACATTACAGAGATTCAAGAGTGCCTGATGAGAAAATACTAACAGAAGACGTTTGTATTATAAAAACGTTTAGCCCTGTTGATGGTGGCATGAATGGAACTTCTATTTTCAAGTCAGCAAGTAAGTTATTGACCAAGTCAAGTGATGCTTTAGACGCCGAAACAGAAACAATGCAGAATAGGGGTGCAAAGAAAATAGTATTTCCTAATCTTGCCCCAAGAGAAATGGCTGATTTGCCAAGTATGCAAGGGGTTCAGCAAGACCAAGTAAGTGAAAAGTTGAGAAAGTCAATAAAAGAAGCAGGGAATAATGGAATAGCCCTTAATGCAATACCTTTGGGTTCAATAGACTTGGGATTGAGTCCTGTTGACCTTAATATCTTACAATCAAAGCAACATGATGAAAAAGCATGGTGTTCATTATTCCACGTCAGTTCAATGGTAGTACTAAATGACCACGAATCGGCATCATACGACACGATGCAACAAAATATGGTGCTTAGTGTTAGTAATGGTGTGATACCCGAATTAGAAGCCTTAAAAAATGCTTTAAATAGTTGGTTAGTGCCGTCACATGACCCAAGTCTGTATATTGACTTTGATTACACAGAGTTTCCTGAAATGTACAAAGAGATTTTTGATGTAGCTAAAGAGTTAAAGAATACAGAAGTGGTTACGGTTGACGAGATTAGAGCGGTTATCAAGTACGACAACTACGAAGGCGAAAATGGAAATAAGATTTTAGTATCAGGAAACAAAAAGATATTAGACGACATACAATATGACCTTCCGCAAGTGGGAGGGGATAATATGAACCTATGACCCAACAAGAAAAAATACTGATAGGAAAAGCAATTCAAAAAGAGTTGAGCAAGGCAGAAAAGAAAGGTTATAGGCTTTTCTTTTTGGCGTTAAAAGACCATGCTAAAAAAGCACTACCTTATTTTGATTTATACGGCTCGCAATCGACTTTATTTGCCTTAGATACACTAATAGACCAAGAACCAATTTCAATCGCTTACAAAGAACACTACGAAGCCACAATCCAAAGAATGTTATCTGTTAACCTACGGATAATGATTAGGATGGTTGAGGGTAGATACAAAAAGGATAAAGTAACCGACCAAATTAATATTGGATTTAGAAGTGAAGAAATAATTGCCCAAACGGCAGAGGAAGCAAGAAAAGCTGGATTGGGTGACAAGATTGTAAAAATATCAGAATACACAAGGGAACTAATAAGAAAAGAAATTGAGCAAGGATTAGAAAAGAACCTTACAAAAGAACAGATTGCCAGAAACATCACAAAGGTAACAGAAGGCACTATAAGTAAAATGAGAGCGTTAAGGATAAGCCGAACAGAGACAACCCTTGCAAATAGTAAATCTACTGAAATACTTTCTAATGCTATTCCCTTTGAACAAGTAAAAATTTGGTTGCCTCGTATCGATGGAAAGGAAAGACCCGAACATGGAGCAATGCTAAACAAGAAACCTGTTCCCAAGAAACAACCTTTTATCGTTGGTGGAGAAAGTATGATGTACCCAGGCGATTCAAGTCTTGGAGCAAGTGCATCGAATCTTGTAAATTGTAGATGCAGTCAGCACTATATACCCGTAGAACCCGATTATGAAGAAGAAGGACAACAACCTTTATACTCTCCTCCTAACCTAATCTCCTACCTTAAAAATCTACTCAAAGGCATCTTAAATATCAAGTGGTAAAAATATTTTAAAAATATCTTTAATTTTGTTTGCATAATTAAAAGTTATGTATTTACTTTGTTCTGTCAATAAGGCAATAACAATTAAACAATAACAAAAATGGAAAATTCAAGCTTTCAAATCGGACAAAAACTTTTTAGAGTTAATAGTTATTATTGGTTCGGCATGGTTTATATAGTAATGGAATCATTAAGTGATAAAAGCCTTTGCCAAATTGAAGGTTCGAGGTCGAAACCAAAATGGATAAAAAACGAGCAACTTTCAACTAAACAAAAACCTTTGTCAGCCTTTGAATAAGTCAAAGGCTTTAAATTTTAAACTATGAACCGTAAGACAAAAATAATCTTATTCCTAACCTTTTTAATCCTTGCATTGAATTGGTTAGAGGACTTAAACGTTTTGACACGATGAAAAACCCAAAAGGGGCAGGACGAAAAAACAAATACAAAGAGCCAACAGATACACTGGCGTTTCGTTGCCCAAAAAGCAAGAAAAAGGAACTTACTGATATAATCAAGTTAAAACTAAAAGAATGGGAGGTGTAAGCCTCCTTTTTTGTATTAAAAAAGACCACCAACAAAGTTAGTAGCCTTTCCAATCACCAATTAAACTTAACTAAAATGAAATTATTCTACTTTTTTACCTATTTTCTCTATAAGAAAAGTACCATAAATGGTTGAGTTGTCATCTATTGGATTACTTTTTATCAAAAATTCTGGTTTAGACATTTTTAACAAATGAAACAACCCTTGTTTGCACCTAAGCCAATATTCATTATTTTCTTGGAAACAATGATTATTATTCATAAATGTAAATTCCTCACCCTCTTTGCACAAATTCAAACCCCTTACAACTTCAATTATTGCATTATCAAACTGATTTGCCATTTCTTTTACCAAAGGGTGTATGATTTCTTCTTGCAATGATTGAAGTGGTATAGTATCATTAATTTCAAATTGATGCAGAGTACTTGTTAGTTTTCTCATTTTATTAATTCCTTTAGGTTGTTTTCTGCTTCTAAATACTTTTCTTCCATCGTTAAATCTTCATAATGCTTAAATTTACCACTAACAATATTCATTCCTGATACTACTCGATAATACGTAATAAATCCATTTGGTGCTTCTTCGATAATGCCTCTACTATCTTTTGTTTTTACGTCAACCCATAGGGTTTCGGTTTTGTCTATATATATTTTCATTTCTCTAAGTATTCTATTTTTATTTCACCGAAAATAATATGTTTACAACTCCCATCATTAAAAGTAACCGTTAAAAGCTTCTTATTAGATAAGTATGGCAATAAAGTAATTAGGTTTAATTTTACCAAAAACAAAAACAAGTAATACCAAATTGTTTTTGTTGTTTTTACTTTTATTATAACCTCGCTAATTGCCATTATTTCTCTAAGTTATTTGCTTTTATTACTTGCTCTAACGTAACCGCCCCAGCATGACCTTGCTTGTAAAAGTCCCTTGTTTTTTTTAATGCTTGTTTACTCCAGCCTTCCTTCATGTTGAAATAAGTTGCAACGTCTTTCCATGTCACAATGCTATGTTTCTCTATGGTCATATTTTATATACTATTGGTTACACAAGTACAAATATGGTTTATTAAAAACTTATATCCAAATAACAAAGGTAATTTTAGAATAATTTTTAATTATAGGCACGCAAAAGAGATGAAAAGCAAAGGCATAAAATCTGAATTACTTGATATATCTGGACGTACCGTTGTGGCTTATGTTTCCAAATTTGGCAATATAGACCTTGACGGAGATATGGTTATGCAAGGTGCTTATAAACGTTCTATCCAAGCGAGAGGGAAAAGTGGCACAAACGAACTCTTCCACCTTTCCAACCACCGCCCTTCACCTGAATTTGTTCTGTCTAAGCCTGACTTTGAAGAGGATTCTTTTGGGTTAAAGATGACATCTACAATAGTTGACACTAATCATGGTAACGACATTATAAAGTTGTATGAAGCTGGCTTAGTTAGTCAACATAGTGTAATGTTTAGTGTTCCAAAGGGTAAGTGGGAAAAGAAGAAAACGGATGATGACGAAGAGTACACAGCTATCTATGAATCTAAACTTTATGAAGGTTCAACGGTAGTTTGGGGTGCGAACCCTGAAACACCAACAATCGAGCTTAAATCGCTTTATAAAGAACTGTTTGAAAATAGTATAGAAAAGGCATTTGAAACACTTGGAAGGCTTACTAAGGCACTTAAAAAGGGAACTTTTACAGATGAAATGTTTCCGTTGTTGGAACTACAATTAAAATACACAGAAGAATTTATACTTGAAGAAATAGAGACAATAAAAAGCACTCAGTCCGCAATTGCACCTGAACCGCAAATAGTCGAAGTTCCTAAAGAGGATATAGCAGTTAAATTTTTACAAGAATTACAAAAATCATTAAAATAATGGAAGAGTTAGAAAAAATTAAATCCGAGTTGAAGAACGACATTCAGTCGATGATTCAAAAAGGTAACGAGCAGGTTTTGGAATCTGCAAAAGGTTTTGACGAAGGGCTTAAAAACCAATTAGACAATGCACTTGCAAAGTTTGATGAAGTGTCAGGCAAGCAAGATGGTATCGCAAAACAACTTGATGCTTTGGAACTTGCTTCTAAACGTACAAATGATTCATTGTCTAAATCTAAGTCGTTTAGTGATTACCTAAGCGAGTCAATGGAACTTAAAAAGTCAGAGCTTGAATCAATGGCAAACCGTGACCTTAGAAAAACCAAGTTTTATATCGACAACGGCCAAGACTTTATCAGAAATAAGGCAGTAGCTACAATTACTTTAGGTAATGTTACAGGTGCTTTGCCAACTTCAATTAGTCCTACATTTGTAATGCCTAACGAAAGAAAGGTACACGTTAGAAGCTTGTTGATGAATAGCAGAATGACTGATGCTACTTATTCTTATCCTGTATTTACAGACAAAGAAGGTAGTGTAGGTATTCAAACAGAAGGTTCTGCTAAGGCGAAAATGGATTACAATGTTGAATACAAGGTTGAAACTCCGATTGTTATTGCAGCCCTTTCTACTTTGTCTATGCAAATATTGAGAGACGTTCCAAGATTACAATCTTATGTAACTCAAAGAATGGTTGAGCAGTTGTTGGTTAAAGAAGATTCAGAGATTTTGTCAGGTGCAGGTGGCTCTAATAGGCTTAACGGCATCTTGACAAGAGCATCGGCTTACGCACCAACTGGAACGGCTAATAAGGTAGCAAAAGCAAACAGATATTCGTATCTTTTGAACGCAGCAGGGCAATTAGCAGCAGGAGATTATTCTCCAAATGGAATTTTGATTAACCCTTTTGCGTACTACGAAATGTTGCAAGTTAGTACAACTACTAACGAGTACACCGCTCCGCTTGCTGGAATCACTTTCTTGGATAATACTCTAAGAATCGCTGGTATCCCAGTTTACGCTTCAACTGCAATGGCAACAGAAGCATTTGTGATTGGTGACTGGTCACAAGCAGAACTTTTAACAAGAGACGCGTTGACAGTTGACATTTCAACTGAAAACTCGGATAACTTTGAAAAGAACTTGGTTACTATCAGAGTTGAGGAATCAATAGGTTTAGCAGTAGAAAAATCAGCGGCTTTCTTGTCTGGTTCATGGACAGCGTTGGTATCTTAAAAAATAGGGAGGCTAATAACCTCCCACCATTTTCATTTTTTGACCGAATAGTAGTTTTAAATCTAAAAGAAAGAACCGATAGAAGGGTTCAGGTAGAGCAAGAACTAAAAAGGGTTGGAATTAATGAAGTAAAGTTCTTTGAGGGTTTTAGTGGAGGTCACAAGGGGTTTAATAAGTCGATGTTTGAGATTCTAAAAGCGAATCAAGACGTTGAAAGGCTATTAGTATTAGAAGATGATTGTTATTTCACTTCTAATGGCTTATTAAGCGCAAGTCTAAGGCAAATGCCGTACACGTGGGATATATTATCATTTGGGGCTAATCTAAGGTCTAATCATTTAAAGGTTAAGACCAATTTAGTTAGCTTAAAAGATGGTTGGATGTCACACGCAATCGGGTACAGTAACAAGATAATAAGGTGGATAATTGCTAATTACGACCAAGATTTGGTTTATGACGAATGGCTAAGAATAGTTGTTTATCCTCGATTTGAATGTTATATGACTTATCCGATAGTAGCATGGCAAAGACAAAGTTATTCTGACTTGATACAAGGCCAAGCTAATTACAGCCAAATATTAATAGAAACCAACAAAATGATTATATGAATATACTGTTTCACATTCACGCTTATCCACCTGACTATTTAGCAGGTGCAGAAACGATGGCTCATAGGTTTGCAAAGTACTTAATAAGTGTTGGACACGATGTTAGAATATTGCATCCTGAAACAAAAAAAGACGGAGTTTTTGAAGGTGTGAAAGTCTTTAAGTTTAACAAAGACGACAACGACTGGAAGTTACCTTATAGCGAACATTGGCATTGGGCGGACGTTGTTTTTACTCACTTGGTTTATACTCATTATTGTTTGAATAAATCGAGGTGGCATGAAAAGAAAGTGATTCATATTATTCATAATAGCTTTGATGATTATCTTTTAAGACTAAGAACTAAGAATCAATATGTGATTTATAATAGTGACTTTGTAAAAGAGAAATTAGGGTATAATCACAAAGGAATAGTAGTAAAGCCCCCCGTTGATTATCGTGAGTACATAAAAGTAAAGCCAAAAGGTAAATATATTACCTTGGTAAACTTAAACGAGAACAAGGGAGGTCAACAATTCATTGAGATAGCAAAGAGGTTGCCACAATACAAGTTTTTAGGGATTGAAGGAGGTTATTACGACCAAATAAAAGACCAAAAAGTTAAAAACATAAAGTATATAGGGCAACAGAAGGATATGAAAGCTATCTACGAAAGTTCAAAGATAGTTTTAGTTTTAAGTGAGTACGAAAGTTATGGACAAGTAGCAATAGAGGCAATAAGTTCGGGTGTTCCTGTGATAGCTACACCAACATTAGGATTAAAAGAAAGTCTTGGAAGTAGTGGAATATTTATCGAAAGAGATAATATAGTGAGTTGGGAAAACAAGATTACTGAATTGATGGAATCAAAAGAGAAGTGGCAACAAGAAAGCGATAAAGGCAGACAGAGAGCAAAAGACCTTGACCCACTAAAGAACTTGAAAGAACTAAACGATTTTGTAGAATATGTCAAAGAGCAAAGATACGAAAAAGATTAAAGAAATTGAAATTCCTAAAATGAGAACAAAGGAGTTTAAATTCAAAATAGACAATGACAAGGACGATTCTAAATAGTGTATCAGTAAACGAAACGGGGGCAGAACCTGTGACGGTAAGTAAGGCTAAGACCTATCTTGGTATTGCAGGTACTGTGCATGATGCAATGTTGGGGGACTTGGTTGTTTCAGCAAGGAAAGGCTTTGAAAAAGAATCAGAAATGAAGGCCATAGATAGCACTGTGACGGCTTATTATGATTCAATTAATGAATATACCTACTTGCCACTTTATCCTGTATCTACGGTAACTTCTGTACAAGATGAAGACGACACAGATTTGACTTATACTTTAACAAAAGGAACTAACCCTAAATTAAAGATAACAAGAGATGCAGGGGTGGTTGTGGTTTACGAAGTGGAAGCTAATGTGACAGAGGATATTGAATTGGCTATTATAAAAAAGGTTGCGGAAGACTTTGAGTACAGGACAGGCATAATGACTAATCCTATTTATACTTTACCGAACAATTGGAAGGCAACGGCTTTAAATTATAGAAGAACATGGCTGATGTAGTTTTGAATTTTAGTGACCTGAGAGACCAAATATCTTTTTATAGTCACACACCAACGCCTGACGGTTCTGGTGGATATACTTCAACAACAACAAAGGCTTTTGATATTTTAGCAAAGATAAAGCCTAATGGAAGGGCAAAATTTGACGGTAATGGTATCCAAATATTTCAAGAGGTTTTAGACGTTTGGATAAGAAAAGAAACAGGTTTTATACCTACTGAATCAATGACAGTGCAATACGGTGGTGACACTTATAGGATTAACTTTATTGAAGACGTAGAAAACAGGGGCAAAGTTTTAAAACTTAGAATAACAACAAAATGATAGTTGTAGTAAAAGAAAACGAAAATATTGACTCAACATTATATGGAATGGTATTAGAAGGCCAAGAAATAGAGGTAGAGGATGCAATAGGCTTAGATTGGATAAAAATGGGATTAGCTTATGGCAAAGATGAAGTTCACGACAAGGGTAAAGGGTATACCAGAACTAAGAAAAAAACTGAATAATGTTGACCAAAAGGCGACACGAAAAATACAGTTTGCGGTAGCGTCAAGTACCCAACAAGTTGTTTTAAAGGCTCAGGTAGCTGTTCCTGTTAAGTTGGGAAAATTAAAACAATCGATAAAGGCGGAATATAAAAACAACGGTTTACAAGGTGAAATATCGGCAACAGAGTTTTATGCACCTTACGTTGAATTTGGAACAGGACAATTTGTAAAAGTTCCGAAAGGTTTTGAAGAAATGGCAATGAGTTTTTACGTGAACGGTGAAGGGAAAATGAAACCGAAGCCGTTTTTGATACCAAGTTGGGCAAGTGAAGTGCCAGTATTTAAAAGAAAGTTAAGAAAGATAATAGAAGAGTTAGAACTATGAAGTGGGCAGGATACGAACTTAGAAAGGCATATTTCGACACGATAGGTAATAATATTACCGTATCGGGTACGCCTGTAAAAGTTTACGACACGGAAGCCCCGATAGGCTCGGCAAGACCCTTTATAATCTTAGGCAATTACGTTCAAGTTGACGACCTGAATACTAAAGATGGTTTCGGAGGTACGGCAACATTTAATATAGAAGTGAATACAGAAGTTGTTGCACCATTTGGAGGAAGAAAACAAGCCGATGAAATAATGAACAGTATCTTAACATTGGTACACCCGAACACAGGAACAATAAACCTAACCTCTACAAATTTCAACTTTGTAAGTGTAGAGTTAACGGGTTCGTTTGATGGGTTTAACGATGGGGCAAGTGAAACAAATTACAGGGTAGTTTCGATTTTACAACATAAATTTTTTGAGAAATAATTAATTAAATAATACGATGGCAAGGTTTAACGCAAAAGACATGAAAGTTTATACCACTTCAGGTGGTACAGACACTTTAATATCACATACAGATTCTTGCGAGATTACTTTCGCAACTGAAACGATTGATATTACAACCAAGGATTCAAACGGTTGGAAAGAGATTCTTGCTGGACTAAAATCTGGTACTGGCTCTATATCGGGAAAAGTTGATTACGAAGGAACAAATCAAGTAGATGCATTGACAACTGCTATTGTAGCGGGAAGTTCACTTGTTTTTAAATTTAAAACATCAACGGTTGGAGACACTACCTATTCTTGGACTGGTATTATCACCTCATTGCCTCAAACGTTTGGTAACAACGAAGCAGCAACATTTAGTTGTGATATTGAATTTACAGGAGCACCTACAATTTCCACTTTAGCATCATAATATGAAAGGTTTAGTAGAATTTAAAAACGAAGAAGGCGAGGTTAAATTGACGTGCTTGTTTGGCATGATGGCAATTTTAGATTTTTGCGAACTAAAAGGTATCTCGTTTACTGACTTTGAAAAGGCAATGGGTGACGATTCGGACTTGGTTTCTAAAATGAGAAACTTTATGTCAATCATTTATTGTGCAGCTAAGAATTATGCAGTCTATAAGAAAGAACCCTTTGAGTTGACAGAAAAACAAGTTTCGTTAGAGGTTGACGTGAACGGATTATTAAGTGAAGAGAACATTAAGAATATGACCGAGGCACTTTATAGTGGGTTTGGTAAAGTTGAAAAAAAAACACAAGCGTAAGTAAAAGTGTAAGCCAAAGCGTATATGATATTTTACTTTATTGTTATGGGGAACTCGAATTAAGGGAAAGGGATATTATAGAACTTACTTTATTCGAGTTCTTTATGCTTTCAGAGGGGTACAAAAGGCGTGAAGAAAGAAAGTGGTTGCACACAAGGGAGTTAATGACGATAATAAATAATACGTCATTTGGCGGAAAACAAACGACACCTGAAAAGATTAAGCCTTTAGAATTGGACAAATTCATGGAGCAAGACGAGAGTAGAAGTATAGCATTGTTTGAACAGTTAGTTAAGAAGTAATGAAAGCATCGGATTTACAAGTAGGGATAGGGGTTGATTTAAGCGAATTAACTAATGGCTTAAAAAAGGTTTCAAGTCAATTGGATTCCTTTTCTAAAAACACGTCTAATGATGCAAAACAAGTAGGAGACTCATGGACTAACAATCTTGGTGGTATTGTAAAGGGTTTTATATCCTTAGAATTGGCATCGAGAGGGTTAAGTGCAATAAAGAATGTATTCTTATTAGAAGAGCGTTTTAATGCCCTTAAAATGCCATTAAAGAATGTCACAGAGGCAACTGGCGACTATGGTGTCGCATTAACGTTTATTACTAAGCTTGCTGACCAAACTGGTCAAGATTTATTTGTTTTAGGTGATTCATATAAAGGGTTGTATGCTTCTGCAAAACAAGCAGGGATAGCAACAACTGAAATTCATAATATATTTGGTGCGATTGTTCGGTCTGGTTCGGCTTTAAAGTTAAGTAACGAGCAAGTTGCTTTGTCTTTGAAAGCTGTTGAACAGATGATGAACAAAGGCACAATTTCAAGTGAGGAATTAAAAGGCCAATTAGGTGAACAATTGCCAGGGGCTTATGCTATGATGGCAAAAGCTGCAAAAGATGCAGGACTTTCTGTTAGTGGTTCAACTCAGGAACTCGGTAAGTTATTAGATGAAGGGAAGGTGGCATCCGCACAAGTTTTGCCATTTTTTGCTAAAAGAATGGAAGAAGCATTTGGTAAAAATGCTGATGCTAACATTAACACTATAAGTGGTTCTGCAAATAGATTAAACAATGAACTTGCACAATTAGTAAGTGCATTAGATGAATCTAAGGTTACGTCCTTTTGGGCTTCTATTCAAAATGGCATAGCAGATGTGATGAAAGATTTGACTTTTATGGTTAAATCAGGTTCTTTTAGGGATTTCTTGTCTTATATGACTGGTCAAGGCTTTAAGACGACAGGGATGAGGTTGGCACAGGAATCTAATGATGCTAATTTTGCTTCCAAAAATCCAAAAGAACAAGCTAAAATATATCGTGATTTAAATTTACAGTTACAAGAAAATATAAAAAATAGCCGTGATTTAATAAAGGCAGGGATAACACCTAATACCGAAGCATTAAGCAAACTTGCAGACCAAGTAAAAAGGTATAAAGGCTTAATGAGTGGAACAGGTGGTGGCGGTGGTAAAACACCTCCTTTAATACCACCAACAGAAGCTAAGGCTATACAAGATTATACTTTTGATATTGCTTTGCTTAATCTTGAAATAAAGAATGGTTTAGCAAACATCAAACAATATAATGATGCTTTATCCTTAGCAGGGATGCGAAAAATAAATTTCACGCCACAAGCCATGTCATTCACTATGTCACGAACAGAAGACATGGCAAAAGGTGACAAAGGTTTAATTAATCAATTGTTTGGGGAAGATTTAAATAAATCGACAGCTAATCTACAAGCAAAATTTGAAACACTAAAAAGCGGAATAAAGCCTTTGATTACAAAGTTTGGTGTAGAGGTTAGTGAAGATGTTAATGTCGCAATGGGCTACGTAAATACGGCATTTAATCAAAGTTTTTCGTTTTTAGGTGATGTTATATCTACTGGCTTTGCAAGTATATTTAATAAAGATATTAAGTTTGATTTTAAAAAAATGTTAGGAAACTTTTTGTCTGGCCTTGGTGAAGTGGTGATGACTATGGCGTTACAAATGAAAGCTATTGCTGCTTTGAAAACAAAAGTGGAATTGGCATTAACAACGTTTGGGGGAGGTTCTTTTGCTTTGGCTGGTGCTATTGGGTTATTTGCTTTAGGTGCAGCCATAAAAGGTGGTGGCATGGCAATGTCTAATTCAGCCAGTTCTTCTATGGGGAGTGCCACAACAACAAACGCAAGAAATACTTCGCCTTATGTTGGTGCTTATGGCATGGCAGGGAATGTTAAGTTCGAGGTTGAAGGAACTAAATTAGTAGGAGTTTTAAATAATACAAATCAAAGTTACGGTGGCTAAAGGTTTAAAATATTGGTTCGAGTTCGGAACAACCGAAACTCCTAAGAAATTAGAAATTTACGAAGAAGGTTTCAGTGGTTCTTCCGTACAATTAACGGGAGGTAGTAGTCCTTTGGTTAAGTCCTACAACAAAGACGTAGGAGAAAAATACTTAGGTGGCGTTGTCTCTATGGTTGTTAATATCGAGGCGATAAGTACAAGTGAGTTTCAGGCTATCAATTTTGTGTCAGAAAATTACGGTGACCTATTGGTTAGATATTTGATTGACGGAGTAGCACAATTTAACGCTATAATAACGCCTTTTGAGGGTTCTGACGCTGATTTATCAGCAGGGATATATAATGTGTCACTTGGTGCAGAATGTGGCTTAAATCAGCTCAAAAATCTAACCTACGAACACAGTAATACACGCAAGCCAATAATTCAAGTAGTCAAAGAATGTTTGTCAAGACTTAATTATTTTGATGAGTTTGATATTAAAGTATTAGACAATACTAAGGGGTTAATACAGGGGGATTTTGTTGGTGTTGACTATTGGGATACTTATATAAATGATGGCAATTTTGAAGGATTAAGTTGCTTAGAGGTAATTAATCAAATCAAACAAGTTTATAACGAGATAGTATTTTCAGATGGTGCTTGGTGGATAAGGAATATCGATGAAATATCAAGAGGAGATAGTAATGTACTTACTTATGATTGGGCAGAATTAACAAAAACAAGTGAGACTTATAATAGACCTACCGTAAGTGTGCAAAGGCGAGCAGGAGGTACGTTTGGGCGTTTGTTTAGCCAACAAAACATAAAGATAACCAAACCAAAGAGTACCCTTGCAAATGTATTCCCACAAGGTGACATGACCAACGACACGGGGTGGACTTATTCGGGTTCAGCAGGATTATTTTTGGTTATACAAGATGGGCTGTTAAAGAATAACGGTGCAACAATGTACACGCCGTCAATCGTTGGCTATGATAACTCCTATATTCAATCGCCGTTTATCGGGTTTTATCCCTTCCAAGAATGGTTTGACGTAAAAGAAAAGGAAAGATTAAAAATAGTAGGGAAAGCTACAAAGGGTGACTATATAAAGAATCTTAGATTACAGGTGCTTGCACAGGCAGAAGGGCAAACGTACTATCTAACAACAGAAGGCACGTGGTACACCTTTGTCAGTGGCTATCCTACCCCTATAATAGAAAAGACTTATAACGAAAAAGACGAATTTGTAATAGATGTACCACAGCCACCTTATGTAACTTCTTCTGTATTGTCAAGTGCTGACAAGTTGCACTTTGGACAGTATGGATACATTGGTGAAAGCCAATTTATACCTTCAACAAATATAAGGTATGACCTGTATATTAGGGTGTTTTATCCTGAAAGGTTATACGAAGAACCCGTAATGTCAACAGACCCTATTTATGGGCAAGAATTAAACGTTGATATTGATTATATTCATGTTCAAAAGGTTGACATAAGTGGAGTCGTAGAAAATGGTTTTTCGAGAAACTATGGAGTACCTGAAACAAAGGACAGAAAAATAGATTTTACGGTAAGTATTGGCGTTGGTTATCCTTCTTTTCCAAGTGGCTTAGACTGTTTGTTTGATGGTGCAACGGGAGACGACCAAATAGTTTCTTATAAACGCAACGGTGCAATCACTGGTTTACCAATAGATGAACATTTAGCGTCTGCTTATCTTGATACTTTAGCAAATCAACTTAGTTTTTATCAAGGGTCAATTGAAGGTGGTTTAGAGTTTACTGATTTGATAGAGGTTGATTCTGTAAAATACAGGATACACAATTTATCACATGATGCTAAATTCGATGTTAGTACGGTTAAGTTGGTAGAATTAAACAGTATAGCTTCTTCTTTAAGTATAACCGATATTGTTTTAAGTGATGAAACAGTAAGAAGTATTGAAGAGCAGATTACTAAAACATTAGGTAGTTCCACTCCTTTACGATACGTAGATAAAAATTTCAAAGAATTTGTTTTACCAAATGGCGAAAGGGCTTTAGGGTTAAGGGATGACTTTAAGATAAAGACTGTTTTTAGTGACGAAGTATTTTTGAGGGCTGCAAGCGATGGTGTGATTACTGATGTAGCGGAGGATACTTCAAGCGACTTTACTTTGATTAAACCAGCCGAAAATGGTACTTACGCTACAAGGGAATGGATGGGTGACAATGCTTGGATGCTCAATGGTAACACCTTGTTATTAGAGGGCAAATTGGGTTCAATAAACAATGAAACGGTCAGGCTTGTAGCTAATGACCAATATAAAATTTCACTTATAGCAAGTGGTGGAATAATGGTTCATCACGCTACTACTTTTGAAGATGATATTGATGCAGAGGGAAACATCACAATACAAAAAGGAAATCCAAGATTAAGACTAAGAGATAGCGGTGGTTCGGTTCATACTAATGGGTTTGACGTTCATGTAGACGGAGACTCATTTCTAATTGATGATAATACACATTCAAGAAATATTTTAAAGAATTATCTTAGTTCAACAACTCATATTACAGAGTTTGATGCAGATGAATATTACTTTAAGGACGGAGCAACAACCTATGCAAGTTTGATAGGTGGCAATCTAAATTTACCATCTTTGACTGCTTCGCAATTGGTCGCTACCGATGCAAGTAAAAACTTGGTCAGCCTAAGTACAAGCACCTATCCAAGTTTGACAGAGTTGAGTTATCTAAAAGGAGTTACAAGTGCTATTCAAACACAGCTTAATAGTAAATTTGCCACACCTTCTGGACTCACTACAAACTACGTCACAAAGTGGAACGGAACAGCTTTAGCTAATAGTCAAATATTTGACAATGGTATTAATGTAGGTATTGGGACGGTTACACCTAATTTTAAATTAGACATAAGGGCTACTGGGGCTGTTTATCAAAATATATCTTCCTCAAATAGTGGTAATATAGGTCAAACATTTCAGGATGGATTAGGGGCGGTTTACTACCTAACAAGTGTTAATGCTTTAAGATTTGACACTAATAGTGCTGAAAGGTTGCGTATAACATCAATTGGCAACGTAGGTATAGGAACTACAACCCCAACATTAGGAAGGGTCCAATTAAATCAGTCAACAGATTCATCATCAGGTGGTTTTACTGTAGTAAACTCTGCCGTGACTGGTAGTGCAAGAATGTGGGTAGATTCAGGTAATATTGCAAGGATAGACGCTGGTTCAGCAGGGACTAATTCGTTGGTTATTAATAGTGGTTCTGGCAATGTCGGCTTTGGAGTAGTTAATCCAACTGTTAAAGTAGATATTAATGGAGGCATATTGAATAATCAACTTGTGGCAGGGACAATAAATTATCAAGCTAATCATTATTTTGCAAATTCAAAATATATTGATTTTCAATGGTATTCAAGCCCTTTAGGCTCTATATCTAATATTGCAGGTGTTGGATTGAAATTCGATTTGGCAACCTATTTGAATTTTGCTACTGGAAATATAGGTATTGGCACAGTACCCTCTTATAAACTTGACGTATCAGGCACAGGACACTTTACAGGAGCGGTAACATTTGACACTGTACCAAGTTCCCTTCAAGATGCCACAAGTGCTAATCATTTGGTTAGGTATAGCCAATGGATTGCAAGTACTTCTGTTAAATATTTGCCTACTGCTGTAAATACGGTTGCTTTAACTAATGTATCTTCGTTAAGTGGTGTTCAAAATATAAATGGAGTTACAGGTGTAGCAGGAACGACAAGGATTCTCCTAACGGCACAAACGGACGCTACAAAAAATAGTATATGGGTAATGCAATCAGGGGCTTGGACAAGGGCTACTGATAGCGATACTGACCCTGAAATTAGGGGTTTTATCGTTAGTGTATCGGGTGGTGCTTACGCAGGGTACAAGTACATAAACACGAATAGTAGTGCCATAACAATTAATACTACAAATATTACTTATTCTGAATTTAGTAATATAGCCGAAATTGACCCTGTGTTTGTTTCTTGGAGAGATACTTCGAGAACGGCTAATACTTTTTGGGCAGCACCTAATGGCTCAAATGGTGCTGCCACATGGCGGGCTTTAGTGGTTGCCGATATACCTACTTTAAATCAAAACACAACTGGTTCTGCTGCTACCTTGACAACCACAAGAAATATTGCCATGACTGGTGATGTTGCTTGGAATATAAATTTTAACGGCTCGGCAGACGTTACCGCAGTAGGTACTTTGGCAACCGTAAACGCAAATGTTGGGACATTTAACAATGTTACAGTAAATGCAAAAGGACTTGTCACGGCAGCAAGCAATGTTTTCTACCTTACCACAAATCAGACCATAACTTTAAGTGGTGACGTTACTGGTTCTGGCACAACTGCTATAACGGCTACTTTGGCTAATAGTGGAGTAACAGCAGGGACTTACACTAAAATAACGGTAGATGCAAAAGGAAGGGCTACAAGTGGCACTACTTTAAGTGCAAGTGATATACCTTCTTTAGATTGGTCTAAAATAACGACAGGTAAGCCAACTACAAGAGACGGATATGGAATTACAGATGTCTATACTATAACGGAATCTGATGGTAGGTTTGTGCATTTACAAGGCGATGAGGATATAGATGGTATTAAAACATTTCTTACCGACATTAAGGCATCAAATAATCAAATTCACATTACAGAAGATTTCTTGAATAGAGGCGGCAGCCCTGCAAGTTATGGAGTGCTATCAAATAAACTTGGTGCAGGTGGTTTGATTTTGGATGTTTTAGCTAACGGAGGTGCATATTTTAGAACAGGAACAACAAGAAAAGCATTATTCGACACAAACGGCTTAATACTTTCAGGAACACTTGCTAACGCTGATGTGCCAACAGAAAGGCTTCATGTGGTAGGTAATATCCGATATAGTGGAACTTTAAAGCCAAGTAATACAAGCCCAACCGTAGGGCAGTTTCTTAAAGCAAATACCACAACGACAAATGTTTGGGCTACACTTACAACAAGTGATATTTCAGACCTTAGTTCTTATACAGGTTTTAACGATGTTTACCAAGCCAAAGACGCTACTTTAACGGCTTTAGCAGGACTTGATACAAGTGGCGGCATAGTTACACAGATAGGGACTGACACTTTCGCCAAGAGAACAATTAGTGGCACAACTAACCGTATTTCTATAACAAATGGAAATGGAGTTAGTGGTAACCCAACGATTGATATATCGTCAAGTTACGTAGGACAAGTAAGTATCACCACCTTAGGAACTATAACAACAGGTGTTTGGAATGGTGGGGTTATACCTATCTTATACGGAGGAACTGGTTCAAGTACGCAAAATTTCGTTGACTTAACAACTACGCAATCAAGTATTGGTGGGGCTAAAACTTTTACAGCAGGATTAACAGCACTAAGTTTTACTTCTTCGAGTGGACTTATTACCGCTGGAAATTTCTCAACGTATGGACTTACTTATAATAGTTTAGCGAGTTCAATGATTCAGTCGGGGCAACAGTTATATTTTGCCTTTAAGCCACTTATTCAACGTGCATCTAATTTCGTTTTTGATAGAGGATTTGTTAAGATAGGAGGAAACACAAGTGGACTCCCTGCTGATATAGCTTTTGCGACAGAAAGATTAGACATTGACGGCAACATAAGACTAAGTGGAGTAATCAAACCTGATAATGTAGCCCCAACGGCAGGATACTTCTTAAAAGGGGTTGATGCTGATAATATGGCATGGTCACAGTTGACAGTTGACGATATTTCGGATATAGATAGCCTGTATCAGCCAATCCTTCCAAGTGGTTCAATTGGTCAATTCTTGGTAAAGGATTCTACTGGTACGAATAACTTTATGAACTTGGAGTTAAAACCTATGTATTTAAGTCATAGGCACATTCCAGTTGGTAGTTATTTTGATAATTATAGCGAGGTTAGAAACTTAACCTTTGAAGCTAATAGGGTATTAAGGGTATCTAATATTTTAAATCAAACCAATAGCGTAAACTTAGGTATAACAGGAAATGATACTGATGGAATACTTGAATATATGGGTATTGGTGACTTTTGGCTAAAGTCTCAAAGAGATATTTATATCGACAATTTCAAGGGTGGTGGAGATAGGTTCTTGAAAGTAACAACGACAGGCAAAGTTTATGCTTCTACATCAGGTGGAAGTGGCGGAGGTACGGCTACGTTAACGACTAATTATGTAGGCTTTGGGGATTCAGGTAATACCTTGACTGGCTCTGCTAATTTCCAATGGTCTGATGGTCGTTTCCTTAGAATCCAAGACAAAACGAATACTGCAAGATTTATGGGTTTTGGATATAATGCAGGAGCAACGGAAGCAGTGTTTACAAGTGAGGCAACGAGTGGTTCGCCTTTAGGTTTGGCTATCTACTCACCTTCAATTAAGTTTAGTGCCTTAGCAAGCGGTACAACGCAGATGGTAGTCGCTAATAGTGTAGGTGTCCTTAGTTTGCAATCTATACCAAGCGGAGGCGGTGGCGTAGGTACTATTGACCAAGTATTAGGAGCAGGAAATACCGCATATAAGAAAACATTTAATTTTGAAAATGAAAGTGAATCTTATATTAATTTCAAAAGGCATACAGGAGAGGTAGTTGGTGGTATTGCATATCAGTCAGCAGTTGACAAATACCTTAGTATAGTATCTGATAATGGACATGATATATTATTAGACTCGGACAGAAACTTGCTAATGTTAGGCACTGACATTAATATCGGATACTCAAACACTACTGGATTAATCAATATCCAAGGTATGCCATTTAACTTTAATGAGAACGCTCAAAATAGTGGTAGCGGACAAAATGGAAGCCAATGGGGTAGCGGATTTAATCAGGCATCACCAGTAGCAGGAGATAGGATGCTATTTTTCTTTGATGGCACAAGGTGGGTAGTGTCTCACGTTAGAACTTATGCAGGAGCAGGTGGTAAAACATATTTAACAATAGACTAATGAATTACATACAAGACAATTACACCCTTGAAATATTCGAGGCACAAAGTGGAGCGAACGACTTAGGGCGTGCCATGACTTACAGAGGTAAGACTGGCAGGATGAAAAACTTTTATATAGCATCAAAAGATATGTGGTGTCCTTTTTTTAATCCTGATGGAATAGAGTTTCAGGGTGATAATGCACTCATGGACGTTATGATGGACGCAAGTAATGACTTTACAAGTGTGAGTTCTGCAACCTTTACGCCTCCTTCTGTTGATTGTGAAGACCCTATCGGAATAGGCGTCAATCTACCAGACGATGCCTATAAATCAAGGAACACAAATGGAACTACTAATATTTTTGTACACATTACAAGTTCTTCATCTTTTGACACTTTTGAGTTTTCTACAAAAAGAAGTGGCACTGGTGGGGCTAATGGGCTTGATGGTTCGGGTTATCCTGTAACGTGGAAAACCTACACAAAAGGGTCTAATGGGTATTACAATATCGACCTACCAAGTACAGGACTTGCGGAGGTTGTTTGGGTCAGAAAGATAGGTTGTGGGGGTAATGGATATTGGGGGAGATTTATAACATACAATCCTGATATGTCAGACCCTCTATTTCCTGAAACTGGTGGGGGCGACCCGCCACCTCCTTCTGGGAACGCCGTTATTAGAAGTAAGCCTATGGGAGTTACCTTTTGGGGATTATATGGAGGTAGATTAAAAGCACCATTTAACGGTGTCGCCGAACACCATCACAAGACACACTATGCGGAACAAAGTTCAGCTTCGGGTGTAGATAGGAGTGGTAACAAATTTACCGCAAGGCGACCTTTTTATGCTATTGATGGGTATTACACACAGAATTCAAATGGAACTATTGTAGCCAATAGTGGAAGCACTACCGTGCCAGTAGGGATATGGTCGCCAAGTTTAGGCACTCACGTAATCGAGAATAGATACGCCGACACAGACTGGCAAATGACAATGTTAGATATGGATAAGTGTATAACTTATCTTATAGCTTCTGGCTTACAATTTTTCAGATTTGAATACTATGGCAACGGCTACGATGGCTCTTTACCTCGTACCCTATTTGAACAAAACACAAACAAAAGAGGCGTTAAGGCTTGCTATACTGTCGGCTCATTGAGTGGCGGTTCTTACAGTGATGTAAATTCAGAATACAGGCAAAACGTTGACCACTTCGTTTGGGCTTTAGGCCAAGATTGGTATCAAAGAATAGATGGAAAGCCCATGATTACATACTTCTATAATTGGGGGGGAGGTACGACAGAGCAATATAACACTTGGAAAGCTGAAAAAATAGCAGAAATTAACCTTATTAGAGACAGATATAATGCGGTTTACCCTACCAACAATGGACTCTACGAGGTTTATTGCACATCAGGAGGTAGTACCGATATGTCGGTTTCAAACGATTTGGGTTTAAATAAAAGGAGTTGGTATTACTTATTCGAGGAACAGGCGAATGGGAATCATAACATGGACGAGGCTAACGATGAGGCTGTTGCTGTTACGACTTCTTTGAGTAACGCAAATTACAAAGTTATACCAAGTCTTAACCTTGCTATGAATGGCCTTAATAGAGCCATGTACCCTGGTAATACCTACCAATGGACAAACCCAAGCACGTCACCGCCTGAACTTGCTTATAATTCAGTTTGGGAAAATGGGTACTATAATAACCCAAGCGACAGTCAATTAAACTCATATTTCAACCAAATGGAATCAATGTTCAATTTAGCAAACGTTGAGGGAGGCGTTTGGGGGACGGCAGACGAATTTTCGGAAGGTGGCGAGGGCGTTTGGATGCCTCGTAAAAGGGCAGACGGAAGTATTGATGACAGGGTGGTGAGATTGATGAACGCAAGATTTAACCCAAATTATATTTTACCATAGAAATTATGAACCTAAGTAAAAATTTCACATTAGCAGAACTGATAAAAAGTCAGACGGCTACACGCAAAAACATAGAAGAACAATTTTCTCCATCACAAACAGTGGTGGAGAATTTAAAGAAGCTATGTGAACACATATTACAGCCACTTAGAGACCACATCGGTAAGCCTATAAGGGTAACAAGTGGTTACAGGTGTAAAAGGCTTAACAAGTCTATTGGTGGAAGTGTAACAAGTCAACACGTAGAAGGCAAGGCAGTAGATATAGAAGTTGATGGGTTTACCAATGAAGAATTGTTTAATTTTATTGTTAATTTAAAACTTCCATTTGACCAAATAATTAATGAATTTCCTCAAAATGGGTGGGTTCATGTAAGTTATGACGACAAAAAAAACAGGAGAGAAAAATTATTGGCAACAAAAAATGGAGGAAAAACCATTTACAAGAAAATTTAATTATTAACTTTGTTGAAATTAACAAAATATATTTATATGACAAACGAAAAGGCACTTATCCTTAACAATGTATGTACCACTCTTGAATCAGAGTATTTTAAATTAGATTCAAAGTTTGAGATTCCTAAAGTGTTATTTTATGCAGTCTCAAAAAATATTTCAAAGACGAAAGGTATAGTTTCAGAGAAAAAAGAACTTGACGAAACGATATTAAAAGTATTCAAGAAAGATATTGACTTTGACGAAAAGAAGATAGCGGAGGATAAAACGTATGAGGAAAAGGTTAACGCTGATTATCGTGAGTACCTAAAGAGTGACACCGTAAAAGAGCAATTAGAATTGTTTTTCAATACAGAGGCAAAGGTAGATATTCACAAAGTGAAAACAGAAGTTATTGACGAAGCGATACTGCCAAGTGCCTTTAAGGAGATTTTAGAAGAATTAATTGTAGAATAAATGAGAGACGTTATAGTACAAAAGGTTGTTGGCGTTGGTATAGCAGCAGGAGGATTAAGTTTGCTTCCTACTGTAAATGTCGAATATGGCGTGTACGGTGCAATATTTCAAGCTACTTGGATATTGATGGGATACTTAGCTTCTGTAAGGTCAGGGAAAACAAGAAACCTACCACCTTTGTACTATGTCGGCAATGCAGTCTTATCGTTTATTCTTTGTGTTTTCTTGGCACAACCAATTCATTTAGCCCTTGAACAATGGAAAGGATGGCACGTTGATGTTTTGTTCATTATAGCTTTTGTTGCGATAATAAGCGAATATAGCCACGAAATTATCAACAGGTTAATAAAGATGTTAGAAAGCCTGATACCTGACCTACGTGAATATTTAGCTAACAAATTAAAGGATAAAAACAATGATTGATAAGCATAAATATTTGTTTGAAAGATTAGCCCCGATAATTGTTATATTACTACTTTCGGGAGCGTATCTTATTTACAAGGAAAAACGCAAGGTTCAACAAACTACTATCATCGCCAAGGACGCTATTATAAAGCATCTGACGCAAGATAAAAGCGATAGTGCCTTATTACTTGCCAATGAAAAAATAAAAGCCTTGGATAGTGATATAGGGCGTGATAGTTTAATAAAAGAGATTAAGTAATGTGTTTAAATTGTAAAAATAATTGTAAAATGGCAAAGAAAGTAAAACCAGAAAAACCGAAGGAGGAGGAAGTTCAAACACTTGACGATGGAGAGACCAATCCGCCCAAACCGCCAAAGAATCCTTGATGAGACATAAAACATTTCAAATAGGCATAATAGGTGTAATATTTATTTATTTCATTTTTTCTTTGATTTATAAAGGCCAAGTATTTATGGATAAATTATATTACTTTATTATGCCTTTGTCTTTTTTACTCATGACGTTGGGGTATCCTTACCAGAACTCTTTGGTGCGTGTAGGTAGAAATACTTTAGTTATAACAGTAATTTATAACTTATTGAAGTTAATTGGTGTTATAGAATATAATTACGATGGCACAAAAATCGCCGTACCGAGTGCGGTTTTTATCTCTATAATCTATCAATTAATAAAAGACCATTATGGCAACGTTAGCTTTAAGCAACTTGTTTATGAAGTTCGTAACTATGCTCACTCTTGTAGTGCCTTTGTTGCTTCTTTACCAAGACGAATTAGAATATATAGAACATCAGACAGCGATAATAGAAAGAAATAAGCAAGCCTTTTTGTGGGTAATGCTTGGAATTAGTAGTTTTATTATAGCTTTGTTAAATTACGCCAAGTATAATAAGATAATACTTGAAAACAAGGAAAAAGAACTTGATATAAAAATCAAAGAAGAAGAACTTAAAAGATTAAAAGATGAAAATAATTAACCTCTTATTCGGAAACAAAGTCAAATCAATCATTTCAGGCGTTGTTTTAGTCGCTGTGATAGGTCAATTATCCTTTTGGGTGTATAAATACCAAAGAGCCATAAAGAACGCTACAACGCTTCGAATTGAAAAGATTGAACTCTTTAACGAGAAAGAAGAATATAAAGCCTACAACGCAACGTTAGAGGTCGAAAAAGACTCCCTGATTAAATTAGTTGCAGAGAACCAAAAGAACTATGAGGTAACGGTCGGTCAACTCCAAGGAATTGTTCAACAACAAAGGGTAGTAATAAAGAATAGGGATAAATATATAGTAGAACTACGTAGTGGCTTAATATGCAAAGTACCACAAAAGGTTAAGGTAGGATTTCTAAGGTATGAAACGAAATTAGTAGAGGTGAATTGTGATTCCCTCCAAAAGACACTTGAATAGATTTTTCATTTTGTTAAGATGGCTCGAATAACCCTTTCTTTTAGATTGGGTTATTTTTTTTTGAAAATAATTCAAATAACATTTGGATATTGAAAAGTTTCTTATTAGTTTTGTCATATATTAGAAACGAATCTAATATTAAAACTTAACAAGATGACACAATTAGAACTCGACACCCTCGTAGAAATGTGGGTAAAATGCACAGAAATAGGCTTGGGTGATTATTCTCTTATAGCTTTTCCCGAAAACGAAGTTGGCAGTTATCCTATCTTAATATGCCACGAGACTAAAGATTTAGACCTACCTTTTGGCTTTATCAGAGAATCATACACCCCGAAAGAACGTATGAATGTTGTATTTGAGCTACTTGACCAAATATACAAAAAGGGTGATGAGTGGTTACAAGAGGACTACCAAGCAGACAAGCAAGCGGAAAAGTGGGATAATGATAGGAAAAGTAAATTAGAAAATTAAATTGTAAAACAATGAACGAAACAATTGAAACATTTAAGGTCAACGATGACCTTCTGGCACGTCTTTTAGAGATAAAAGAAAACGACCAAAGAAAGATTAAGAAAGGATTTAAAACATGGTTAAAATACATAAGACAATGGAAAAAATAAAAGTTGGGGATAGAGTGGAGATACTACATTTTGGTGATGACAGTATCCTTCCGTTACACTATAATATTGGAGATATTGTAGAAGTAGAAAGCCTAATTGGCGATTATTTAAGATGTATCAGTAAAAATAATAAAATATGGGCTTTTGACTTTGATATGGTGAGACGTACAACCAAGAAGCCATCCCCCGAATCCCAATCCAAAAAGATAAAACAAGCACTAAGAAAGATATGCCTTAGTGGCTTAGTGATTAAATCTGAAAAGATTATAAGCAAGGTAAAAGAAGAGATTGGAACAGACTACGTCTTTGGCGACACGATACTACGTGCATTGAGACAACTAAGGCAAGATGGTGAGATTGACTACGCAGCAGACAAACATTCAAGGGAGTACACTTTTAAATAATAAGGAAATGGAAGAACTAAAGTTAGAAGTAGGCCAAAAGGTTTGGTCAATTCAATTGGGGAATTGTGAGGTGTACGATAAATCCGCATCGCTTATACGCTGTACTAATGGCGGTAGAGTATTTTCATATTATTTAAAGGGAAATGCCTCAGATATGGACGCAAACCCATCCCTTTTCGAATCAAACCCTTTCGAGCCAAAGTTGGTGCAAGAAAGTAAAAATGGTTGGATTGAGCCGAAAGAAAATAAGGCCGAAATGATTAATGTTTTACGATTGATTTATAAAGATTGTTTTGATACTGATATTAAAATAATTGCCAAAGATAAACTTCAAAAACTTTTAGAATCATTATGATTTATTTATATAGATATTTATCAAATATAATCAGTACGATTTTTGGTGCTTTTTATACATTGTTTTATTTTATCACAGAGTTGCCATTAAGAATATTTTATTTTATAATCTATTTTAGTGACAAACCATTTAGAGATGAAAAAGTAAAAATTGGAGATAATGATATGCTCGCACTTTCCGCTTATTTTTTATGTCTTATCGGAATGCTATTAATAATATTTTTACCTTTATTTCAAAAACAATGACAATAACCACCCAAGCCCAACGTCACTTCTACGAGGTGGAAATGAATGACGTCAGTCAAAGTGCAAAGCTAAAGTGCTATGCAGTAATTACTCAAAGAGGATTCTTTGGAATAACCTACGAGAACGCTCATATATTCTATTTGACACCAGAGAAAAGGGAAAAAATAAGAAAAGCGATTATTAAAGATTTAAAACAAAGGAGATTGATATGACAAAAGATGAAAAGGCTAAAAAGCTAATGTATATGGCTATCCTTAGTCAATCTTTAATAGATGAAATAGACGAAGAAATAGGCTTGTTTAAATTCAAAACAAAGAACATTGCTAAGTCTTTCTTAAATAATCTCCTTGACTTGATGGATAAAGATTTTGGAAGTGAAGAAGCTGTTTCACAATTAATAGACTTAACCAAGTGGCACAAGGATATGTATAATGTTCTTTTTAATACTGGTGAACTATCAGAGGCAGAGCAAAAAAGTTTTCAATACGACTGGGAGTTATTATTAGAAAAATATAAACTATGAAAAGAGAAGAATTAAAACAAGAAGCCATCAAAAAGGCGTATGGGGAGTTTTATAGAGCGTGCCGACCAGACGAAAACGGTTGGACAGATGTATGGGAGAGTGTTTTATTTGACGAATTAGATGAATCTAAAATAGAAATTCAATATTTGAACTTTGACACCTCAAACACTTGGCGACCAAAATCCATTTCAGGAATCGAAAATAACCGAGGTTGGATTCGAATCGAAGAAGATTTGAGCAATTTACCGAAAGAAGAATTAGATTGTTTTTTTATAAAAGATAATTTAATGTATCAAGGCGTATGGGATAATCAATTAAAAGGCTTTTATAATGGACTTCAAAAAATTGAGGCAACCCACTACCAACCAATTATCAAACCAGAATCACCTTTATACTAATGGAACTATCTCAAAAACACCTTCCAATCGAAAAACGTTTTGCGTTGGTTGTGAGCCACAATAAATGGTTGATGAGTAGGAACGCCCTACTTGAAGAAGAACTTGCGTCACAGGTGGCTTTAAATGCCAAATACGATGACTTAAAGTGGGAGTTTGAGAAGTTCAAGGAGGAAAATAAGAAACCTCTTGTGAGGACAAGTAAAAAACATAAGATTGCAATAAAGATTCTAAAGAATCATGGGTTATTTCAGAAATATTTAAACGAAACAAGGTCGTGAAATGCTTCGAGAAAAGACGCTATCCCCTAATTGAACTTGCCAACAAGGCAGTAACAAAGTTCAAGAATACCTTGGGAGTGCAAAATTACGTTTATAAATGCAAGGAGTGTGGAGGTTATCATTTGACACAAATGCACCCGAGAATAGTTAGAGAAATTAAAACAAAGAAGAAATGAAAACAAAATTAAAAGAACTTGACCCTGAAAAGATAAAGCAATACGGTAAACTGACTGACAATGAGGATGACTTGTCAAAATTGGTTTTCATCAAAAAAGAAAAGACGAGATTAATTTATAATAAATTTAAAACAAGAAGAAATGAAAAAGATACTAATATTATTTACCCTACTATCTTGTGAAAAGCCACAAGTAGTACAATGCTACAAATGTAGCCAGAACGTTAGCGTTAATTATCGTGACACTTATAGAACATTCAGGGAGTGTGGCACGTTAGCAAGTGAGATTGAGAAGTTCCACAATAGACCCGAAAGGAATGGTAATGCAGTCAGGACAAAATGTTATTTGGAAAAATAAAAGTGAGAAATGGAAAAATTCGGAAAAGTATTGGAATTGGTAAAGAAGGGTATTCCAGTTTACAAAGTCCTTTTGGAGCTGAATATCCATAGAAGTCATTTCTATAATGAATTAACTATCGACCAAAAAAGACGGTTAAAAGAAATTGCATTATTAAAGCCTAAGAAAAATATACACCCAAAAATGAAAGGGGTAGTTGATTTTACTATGGATAATATAAATGGGTTTGAGGATTTTTGGTGAAAAATAAAAGTGATAAAAGTTTTGGATTGTAAATTTTAAAGGTTAAATTTGTGCTATGAATTACATATCAGTAAAAGAGTATTCAGAAAAAAAGAAAGTTTCGGTTCAATCAATTTACCAAAGAATCGAAAGGGGGACTATTGACTTTAAAAAGTTTGGTAGTGTTTATTTGGTAAAAGAGTAGTTTTTTTTGTTAAAATAGTTTAATATTTTCAAGTTATGAAAACAGTAATAGAAACAAAAGACGATTATCCAGATTTTGAAGTGTACATAAGTGAAGCTGGTTTATTATGCTTTTCGTCAGAAAGCCAAGTGCAAGATGAAAATTTCTTTTTGCCAATAGATATAGATGAAGCCATTAATATGTCACAATATATTATAAAGATTTGTAAGGAATATAAAAACAAAGAAAACCCTATTAACTGGTAATGAAAAAAGACCCTGCTGTTTTATTTTATATAAACGATTGGCTTACTTCAACAGCTGAAATGGATGCTGATTGTAGGGGTTGGTATCTTAATCTTTTACTTCATAATTACGACAAAGGCACATTACCAAACGAACTTGAAAACTTAGCGGTTTTATGCAATGTAAAGTTTTCTGAATATAAAAGATTTGAACAAGTGTTCGAACAAGTGTTAAAACAAAAGTTTGAATTATTGGAAGATGGAAGACTTAGTAATCAAAGAACACAATCTATTTTAAAGGCAAGAGAACTATTTAAAGATAAACGTTCGGGGGCTGGCAAGGTTTCTTATTTGATGAGATATTTCTATAATAAGTATAAGAAAGAAGCTAAAGATAGTGATATTGTGGACTATGTAAAGAGTAATTTAGATTCTGATATAGATACTAAAAATGAACACTTGATTGAACAAATGTTTAAACACTTGCTTGAACTATATAGAAATGAAAATGAAATTGAAAATAAAACTGTAATTGATTATGATAACTTAAAGTTATATTGGAATACAGCATTTGAAAAAACAAAAATTCCAAAAATTCAAACAATGACAGATGGTAGAAAAAAAGCAGTTATGGCTGTATTGAAAAAATACACAAAAGAGCAGATGAAGGAGACGATAGATAAAGTAAAAAAATCAGAGTTCCTAAATGGTGATGCAAAGTCGGATTGGAAAGTTTCATTTGATTGGTTATTTATTGTTGGTAATTTTACAAAGGTATTAGAGGGTAATTATGACGGGAATAGAAGAGATAAAACAAAATCTATATTTGGATGAAAATTTACAGCATAAACACTAAAAAAATATACGACATTGAATTACGAGCAAGCGGTGAAAACGCAATGCCATGCCCAGAGTGTAGTCAAGATAGAAAAAAGAAAAACGCTAAATCGTTTTCTTTTAATGGCACGAAAAACACTGGATATTGTAATCATTGCGAGGGTAGATTTGTAGAACATAAGCCATTTGAGAAAGTAAGCTACATTAAGCCAATTTTTGATAATACATTTGTCGACCTTAGACCTGAATGGGTAAAGCATTTTTTGTCTAAACGTGGAATATCAGAAGCCACACTAAAAAAAATGCGTATAAGTGAAAAGTCAGTTTGGATGCCACAAAGTGCAAAAAACGAACAAGTGGTATGCTACCCTTACTTTAGGTCAGATAGTTGCGTAAACATAAAGTATCGTGGCTCAAATAAGACTTTTAAATTAGAGTCTGGGGCAGAGCTTTGTTGGTACAACTACGATGCACTTTATAATCATAAAGAGATAATAATCGTTGAGGGCGAAATTGACTGCCTAAGTTTTATTGAAGAGGGCTATGAAAATTGTATATCAGTTCCAAATGGTGCAAATGTTGGCAAGATGGAATACTTTGATAATTCGGTTCAGGATTTAGACAAGGTTGAAAGGTTTATTATTTGCACCGACAATGACGAAAAGGGTATATTGCTTAGAGAAGAGTTGATTAGAAGGATTGGCTTTGAGAAATGTGTTGTATGTAATTTAAAGCAATATAAGGATGCTAATGAATACCTTTTGGGTGAAGGGAGGGGAACTTTTAAAGAAATTATAAAAACAGCGAAAACACCTAAAATAGATGGAGTTTTTTTTGCAGATGATTTTCAAGGTGAATTAGACTTATTATTTAAAAATGGTTTACAAAAGGGTAAAACTATTGGATATTCTTTTTTAGATAATCTTATAACTTGGGAAACAAAGAGGTTTGCGGTTATTACAGGTGTTCCCTCCGCAGGTAAAAGTGAGTTTGTTGATTTTGTTGTTACGATGTTAAATTTAAGATACCAATGGAAGGTTGCTTATTTTACACCAGAAAACTTTCCAATAACAACACACGTTTCTAAGATTATTGAAAAGATTATTGGTAAAAAATTTGGAGAGAAAAATATGAGTTATGAGGAATATTACACAGCAATGGGTTACATATCGGAAAACTTCTTTTGGACTAATCCAAGTGAAAATACAGAATTAGACAATATACTAAAGCGGTTTAAGTATTTTATAAAATCTAAGGGCGTAAAAATTGTTATAATTGACCCATTTAATACTATTGAAAATGAAGTAAAATACAATGAACAGGGCAAGCTATTGCAAAAGATGGTAAAGTTTGCACGAGAAAATGATGTATTGTTTTTCTTAGTTGCACACCCTAAGAAATTAGAAAAAGACAAGGGTGGCACCTATCCTATGCCTACAATGTATGACATAGCTGGTTCAAGTGATTTTTGGAATATGGCAGATTATGGAATATCAATGAGGCGGGATGTAGATACAGAGACATTAGCCAATTTGAATGAGGGTAAGGTTTCCATTCAAAAAGTAAAATTTAAACACTTAGGAGAGCAAGGTGTAGGCTCTTGGAAGTATAATTTCATAAACGGTAGATACGAAGAAATTGGAAGTAATTGGAATAATAAGTGTTGGATTGCAGAAACATACGAAGAAGAACCCATGTCTCTAAAGCCAAAACCAGTTATCGACACAATGTCAATGTTTGAATCAGAAGGAGTACCAAAGCAAATAGAATTAAACAAAATAGATTTTTAATATGACAAATAAGGAGAAAACAGAAAGGTGCAGGAGTGTATTATACAAATACAAAGGCAAGGTAGAAGATTTGGAAGATATTGAGTTTTTGTATTCTATATTTGAATGTCACGCTCAATGGGATAAAAAGAAAGGTTGCGGAGTAGATTATTTTTATACGGGCAAGTCGGAGTATGGAAACAGTTGCTTCTTTATTATGAGAACAGACGGTAGTACTACGGATATATCTTTTACATCAGCGATAAAAGAGCCAAGCATAAGAAGCAAGGTTTTTAAAGCTTGCCGAACCTCAATAGAGCCAGAAATAACAAAATTTAGAGGTAGGGCAGTTATTTATGGGAAAACAAAGTGTGCATTAACTGGTGAAGTGTTAACTCCACAAAATACACATATTGACCACTACGACCTGACTTTTATAGAGTTGTTTGACAAGTGGCTAAAATTTACAGACCTTGAAACAGCTTATTCTCTTGTCACAGAAGCTAAAGACAATGAGTGTAAGACTTATTTTACTAACCAACAAATTATTGATGATTTTGTTCGGTTTCATAATGACAATACCCATTTAAGAGCAATAACTAAGGATGCAAATTTAAGGCGACCAAGAAAATAAACTTTTAAACAATGGAACTAAGTGGAACGTGGTATGCGATTGACACTATAAAGGCATTAACAAAAGTTACACAAGTTACCTTCAATACTTATTCTTATGACGTTGTTATCATCATTGGAGGAAATAGAATAAGTGAATACTTTGCTTTTGTGACAAAAGAATTGGCTGAACAATCAAGGAACGAAATAATTAAACAATTAGAGAAATGAAAATTATAGAGAGTTTACTCGTGTGTTCGTGGATTATGAGTTTTATTATAGCTATTGTCACCAATGAAGTAGCTTTGAGTGAATATGGTAAAAAGGAAAAACCATTAACTAAAAAGTTTTTCATTGTGCTTTTTTTCTTTATACTTTCGACTATTATATTATTCACTTTATTCATGTTTAACTTATGAAATACACCATAATATTCAAAGACAAAACAGTAAAAGAAAAATTAGACGAAGGGTGGTATGTTCAATCTATTCTTTATGGTAATAGTGAGGAACACGTTAGAAGGGAGGTATTAAAAGACCTTACAGTCGAATGTGGCGGAGTGTTAGAGGAAGAAAATATAATTTATGCAATGTTTATTTGGGGTGAGCTAATAAAGCAATACCGAATTTATAACAAAGCATAAGGTTCAAGGCATCTAGTGCAGCCCACAACGCCACAAAAACTAAAAGTAATACAATCTATCAAAAAGAAAATTTAAAGCGATTAAAAACGATAAAAACAAGGTTATGACAAACGAAGAAAAACAAGCGATAATTGACAAGGCTTTAGATTTGGGTTTTGCACCAGATTCTAAACATACTTTTGATTGTAAATACGATTGCGGTAGATTTATTCTTGGTGTTTATGATGATTTTGCGGTACTTGAGGTAGAGGCAGAAGAATCTCCAGTAACACTAAAATGCTTTGAATCTTATAAGGTTCTCGAAACACTATTTAACGCAATAACAAAATGAAACCAATTGTAATCAGTCTATGTGACGCAGGTAAAGACGTAAAATTTGCAACGATAAGTACACTTGATTTATTTGAGCAATCAGAGACGGGAGGTAATCAAGAACAATTTGAGTTAAAGCCAAGGCGTAATAATTATGATAGCGTATCCAAGGAAGTTATTGAAAGATTTAAAAAAGAATTAAAATGAAACCAACCCAAGAACAAAAAGACCTTATCAACGCAATATCCAAAGAGATAAGCGGATGGGCAAATACGAATGATTACGAATTATTAAAGTTTAGAAAATTTAAAAAAGTTTTAAAATGAAAGAAGTAAAAGAATCCATAAAAGATAAATTTATGGTAAAAAGTATAGATTCTTTTCAATGTAAAGAGTGGCTTATGTATAAACATTATGCTAAGAGGATGCCTTCAATATCTTATTCTTTTGGTTTGTTTAAAGATAACATATTAAAAGGAGTTTTAACTATTGGAAAACCAGCAAGCCCAAATTTATGTGATGGCATTTGTGGTGTTGAGTTTAGTAAATATGTATATGAACTAAATAGACTTTGTGTTAATGATAGTTTAGAAAAAAATACTCTTTCTTTTTTTGTTTCAAATAGTTTAAAGAAAATAAAAGATAGTTTAATTATAGTTAGCTACGCAGATTCTTTATGGGGGCATCATGGATATATTTATCAAGCAACAAATTGGATTTACACTGGACAAACAAAAGAAAGGACAGATATAGGGGAGGAAGATGGTAAACATTCAAGACATTATAATAAAAGCATCAATTACTCTAACAGAAAATTTAGAAGTTCAAAATATAGGTATGTTTATTTTATAGGTAAACTAAAAAAAACTTTTATTAGAAATTTAAAATATAAAATAGAACCATACCCAAAAGGCGAAAACAAAAGATATGACGCAAGTTATAGCCCTTCAATTCAAACTCAATTATTTTAAAATGAACCAAATAGCCTACAAACTATCAGACACGATAGCCAAAAACGAATACCACCTTTCTTGCTCACACCCTTTGACTGACGTAAGGGAAAGGAAAGAAATATTAATAACCTATAACCCTATTAACGAAGAAAGAAGGTTCACCCGAATGATAGCGTTGGAGAAGTTGGCAAAGTGGGAGCAAGATTTAATATTGGGTGGAGCGAAAAAATAATTCTCAAAAAACATTAGGATTATTAAAAAGTTTCTATTTAATTTGTATAACATTTAAACGATAACAAAATGAAAATAAAAGACCTTCCAAAAGATATAAAAAAGTCGGCAAAGAAAAACGTTAGCACTCAAAGTGGTCGTTGGGGTAGATTCCTTATGTTTTTACAAGGGTGGAATATACCTATAAGTCAAGCATTTATATGGAATGATACGCCAGAAGGTCTATTGTACTGGTACTATGTAAATTTTGGAGACTTTAAAAAGGCAAAAGAAAAACTATGATAGCACATAAACAACAACAAACAAAAGGTGTCAAAAGTAGATGATTGTATCATAAATATTATATTGCTATTATGTTTTTTTTAAATAAAAATACATATCTTTGTTCTAATAAATACTTGCAGCATCTGACAATAAGCAAGTAGAAAAGATATTACCGATTGTATTTTTAGTTGAGGTCAGATGCAACTTTTAATGTGGTCGGTTTTTTTATTTTTAAAATTATGGAAAATGAAATTTGGAAAGATGTTGTGGGTTACGAAGGGTTATACAAGGTAAGTAGTCTTGGCAATGTAAAAAGTTTAAATTATAAAAAAAGTGGAAAGGAGGCGATATTAAAGCACAGTATAATGAATGGGTATTGTCAGGTTAATTTATGGAAGAATGGAAAACCAAAAACTAAACTAATTCATAGTTTAATGGGAATGTCCTTTATTGATAAGGATTATATAAAAAAGGGATTAGTGGTAAATCATAGAAACTTTATTAGGAACTGTAATATTTTAGAGAATATAGAAGTAGTAAGCCATAGGGAAAATTCTAATAAAAAACATTTGCCATGTACAAGTCGCTATAGTGGGGTTTTTTGGGATAAAAATAAAAACAAATGGGTATCAACTATAACTATAAAAAAAATACAAAAGCGTTTAGGTGCATTTGATTCAGAGGAGGAAGCGTCAAAGTATTACGAAGATGCATTGGTTTGCATAAACGAAGGCAGGATTAGTGACATAAAGTCAGCTATAAAAATAAGAGTAAAGGCCTCAAAATATAAACACATCCATTATAATAAAAAGAGAGGCACTTGGGTGTTACAGCCATATGTGGGCGGGAAATATGTATATTTAGGTTCTTATAGTACAGAGCAAGAAGCGTATTTGGCATTATGCAAATACAAGGAATCAAAATAAGTAAAGAATTTAATTTAATTTTTAATATAAACAAAAACAAGTATGGCAATTATTGCAAAAAGCAAAGGAGAAGGGAAGGATTTCCCTATTTTAGAAGCAGGGAGTTATGCCGCGAGATGTTATTCGATGATATTTATTGGCACAGTTACGGAAGAGTTTCAAGGCAAACCAAAAGAAATGGAAAAGGTTAATATTTCTTTTGAATTTCCTACTGAATTACACGCTTTTAATGATGAAAAAGTCGAACAACCTTATGTATTATCAAAAGAGTTTACGTTGTCACTTGCTGAAAAAGCAAACATGAGGAAGTTTTTAGAAGGGTGGCGTGGTCGTAACTTCACAAAGGAAGAGTTGGAGGGTTTTGATATTGAAAAGCTTTTAGGTGCTGTTTGTCTTGCATCTGTAAAGCACAAAGAGCCGAATAAAGATAACAAAATTTATGCTGAAATTTCATCAGTTTCCTTATTGCCTAAAGGTATGGCTTGTCCTCCACAAATAACACCAACAAGGCTTTTGACCTATGAGAATTGGAATGAAGAGTTGTTTGAATCCTTGCCAGAATTCATAAGAAAAAAAATGGAATCAACGCCAGAGTACAAAGAACTTAGGAGTGGTAAACCTAAAACAACGCCAAATACAGGCGAAGAAGAAGAAAGTGACTTGCCTTTTTAACCAACCCCAAACGCCTGCTTCTGAAATGGAGCAGGCTTAAAACAAAATGAAAGAGGTAAGAATAAAAGAAAATGAATTAGTAGGCTACATAACAGAGTGTGGCGAAATATCAATTCATAACCACATTCACTACCCTGACGACTGGATGGTTACAATAAGAAAATTAGAAATATTTGGTCGTAGGCTTTGTGTAAAGGATTGTGATATTGAACAAATCAAAGACAAGGTTTATAGTTTGTTAGATGAAAAAGAAACCGAAATTGAAAAACTTAAAAAGTTAATAGTATGATAGCGGAAATAATAGAAACAAAGAAAACATTTGAGCCAATAGAAATTAAATTGGTGATAGAGTCGGAGGAAGAGTTTTGTGACTTCTTAAATAGATTGAATATGACACAAAAAGAGGTTGAAGAAGCACATATTCGTAATAGGTATTTAAAAAAAGGAGCATTAGTTACTAATTGTGGTGAAGGTGCATTATTTACAGAGTTAAATAAACTTGCTGTTAGATATGATTTAGTGTTATGAACCAACTATCAATATACGAATCATTCTCTAACTTGACTACCATGTCAAAGAAAGAGATATTAAGTCTTGCTGAAAAGCAAGCAGAATACATCGAAGAAATTGGAGATGCCGATAAGTTCTGGGCGTTCTTACACAAACTTGCAACCCTAATTGACGGTGCAAAAAAGAATATTGCCCCTTATGCTATCAACCAAATCAAAGAAGGCGTGTCGTATCATGGGGTTGAAATGAAAGTCAAATGTAAGGGCGACTGGGATTATTCTAACGATGCTGAATGGGTAAGGCTTAAAAACCTATTGAAAGACCGTGAAGAGTTCTTGAAAGGCGTAAAGGAAAGCTTCAATCAAGTTAACGAAGAAACTGGTGAAGTAGTTACGATATTCCCACCAATAAGGAAGTGGTCAAAAGATTTTATTGAAGGAAAGTTTTGATATTTGTGTTAGCTGGTGTTTTTTGTCAAAACGCAAAAACAAAAAATAAAATGGAAAGACCATCAATTATTAACTTTTTCCCTAAAGAAACAACGCTTGAAGAAGCACATAACAGTTATTTAAAAAGCCCTGAAATGTTTAAATATATGAGTGCTTTAGATAATTATGCCGATTTTTTAGAATCAAAACTGGATGAGATTGCAAATCCAATTAAGTATATGAGAATGAGATTAGAAGAAGGTCAGCAGTTAAACGGATTATTTGCTAATTCAATGTCAGATAGTGCTAATTATTTAAAAGAAATTGCTCGTGAAGCGTTGTCCGCAAATGGCCGC